ATACAAGTTGTGCATAGCGTGAAATATATAACTTTATAATTGGACACTACAAAGTTACTAAAAATCAACGAGATGCACAACTTTTTCTCCATAAAAATATACTAATTTTCAGGCGTTTTTTTAATTCCGCCAACAGGTACAATTTAACATTAGACGAGTATCAGCAGTTAGCTCTAGAGACTGCTATTTATCCTAACCCTATCATTTATCCTACATTGGGATTGACAGGTGAAGCTGGTGAAGTTTCCGATAAGGTTAAGAAAGTGTTGCGTGATAACAATTCTGTTTTTACAGATGAAAAGAAGTTGGAAATTGCTAAAGAGATTGGTGATGTACTATGGTATTGCGCAACACTTTCTCGCGATATTGGATTCAAACTTAGTGATATAGGAAAAATGAACTATGACAAACTTCACTCTCGCCAATTAAGAGGAAAGTTGCATGGTAGCGGTGATAACCGTTAGTTTATGGTATGGTACTCTAAAGTAAAAGGTCTTACAGAGAAAGTAATTGAGTTATATCCAACGATGTCTTCAAGGGAAATAGCAGAGATTACAGGATTTGCCAAGACTACTATAATTCGGTGTGCTGCAAAGAATCATCTTAGGCACACCGAAGAAACACAGAAAAGAATAGATGAATACGTAAGACAACGAAGGTCTTCTGGTAGAAAATCATACGACTATTCTAAATTGAGCAAGAAGATTACTCATACAAGAAAGATGGAATCGTGGCGTGTAAGAAGTGGTCTAGAACAAAATACAAAATATAAAGTTCGTATCACTCCAAAGCGCATACAAAATGCAATGTATCATCTTAGGCAAAAGTATGGTTATTTCTATGAAACTGTTGACAAAACTGTATTATATTACGATTCGCAAACAATACGTGTGAAAAACGAGAATTACTATACTGAAAAGTATGGAATCTCTTTTATTCTGGCTGACGAATAACTTCTGTGCATTATTATATGTTTAGGGGTGGCTGCACATCGCGTGCGGTCACCCCTTTTTTGTTTATAAATCAACTAATAACAAAACAAAAACATTAGAAAAAAAAACTAAGAACGTTTGTGTAGTTTTAGCTTCCAGTATATCCAACCTAAAAATGCAAGAATACCTATAAAAAGACAAACTGACGCTATCTTACCTATATTCAAGAAAGCTTTATCTGTCTTTGATAGTTGCTTCTCTACATATACTTTATCTTTCGATATTTCGCTTATCGTTGAGATTAAGGAGTCACACTTGCTATGATATATCGCAGCACTATCCTTGTATTCCTTAAGACTAGAAATACTATCTCTCAGTATCTGTACGTCTTCATGTGATATTTCGTGATATTCGTAGTGAAATTTATCCTCACCAACCTTGTTGCCGTTCGCGTCATACTTCGAAGCTGTACTATCCTTGATATGTGTCTTCTCTTTCGTAGTTGACTTCACGGATTCCTTGTGCGATGCTCTGTATGATTCCAGCTCCTTTACAAGCCTTGCGTTGAAGAGTGAATCCCACTTAGCCTCGTTACGTTTATCTGTGATGTATGACTGTTTTTCTATCACACGTTCTTTCGCCTTACATCTACAGAACATTGATAGAATCAGCATTGCTACTGCAATGGCAATTACAACCCTTGTTATCTTATCAATCAGTTTCATAAGCTACTGAATTACAATCGTTACTTTTTCCTTTTTATCCCAAGCTGTCTTCATAGTCTGAATGAGCTTGTTTGTCCAAAATCGAGAATCGCTAACCCATCCTTTCTTATCGTTTTTACCGATAAGAATACACCCCTCAGTGTCTTTTGAAGAATTACCGCTATGTATGCGTATTCCTTCAAATCCTTTGACATTCAGAAGTAATGGCAACATCTTCTTGAATCTGTTAGAGTAGGTATATACGCATTCATAACTGCCGCGTGGTATTGCAGTCTGCCCGTACACCTTTTTCTTCTTGATTTCTTCAAGTTGCATATCTTGGCGCAATCCTCTATCAGCATCTTCAAGAGTATTGCATCCGAACAACTCTCCATCAACGTAAAGACGGCTAATAGTATAGCCATCTTTTTTCCAAGCTCTATCAATTAGTACTTCCATTTTTGTTTTCCTCCTCTTTTTTATCAAACTCCTGATCCAATCTCTCCAATATCGGTTTCCAATAACTAGGCAATGCCTTTGCAAACTCGAATCTCAAAATGTAGTAAATAACTCTGAATGCTACATTCTTAGGGTATGCCTTGATGAGGTTTTTGAACGCGTTGCATAGATACACATAGCAGAAAATGTATGTAAGCATCTTTATTACAAACAAAGCCTCATTTCCGTCATTACAGCCTATCATGATACCATATATCACATAGTCAATTGTAAGATAGAGCAACATTTCAAGTATGGCGTTTACAAACTTTGATGCCGAAAAGTTTTTGCATCGTACAACACTAACTCCATCAGCCCTCATACCACAAAAGATGTTGAAGCCGAAAGCAATTACTAGCGCCAGCACGAAACCTTCAGTTGGCGTTGCAAAGGCAAGTATAGCAGAGAAAATTGTAACCACTATCTGCCGAATCTGTGATGAATCTAATAAATCTATCATAATCTGTTATCCTGAATAATAAATAAAAATAAAGTTTCGGTCTCTTGATGCAAAGATAGCAAAAAAAACCGAAACTTCATTCAGAATAACGAAAAACTTTATACTTTTAAATCATGATACGGCAATTCTCCGTTATTTAAGAAAGAAATGCACTCATCGAAAATCTTATGTTCATAATCGTATGTGTTGATTTTTGGAAACCATTTTTTGATTTTTTCGTCATTCCTTTTAACCATTTCACCCCAAAGAACGCACCAGTCATTTATGGTAATATTGTCATTCTTGACCTCATGCCAATAATCCTTGGCAACGTCTTTAGTGTGAAGTTGCCCGATAAGACAAAGATGTAAGTCTGCCATTTCTTCATCAAAATGGCACTCACCAATCTCACATTGAACTTGCTTCATCATATCAAGCATTACACCGTCATTCATTCCAACTTCGCAACAATCAGCCATTGTTGCAACACAATTCTTAATAGTCTGTATATCGTTGCTTGCCAATATGTTTTCAAATACCTTTTTCATAACCGTATGTTTTTAGTGTTACTTCAAGAAATATTCTCTTATGTCGTACACGCCATCCTTATCTTTCAACAAGTCGAGTGCAAGGTGGTTGGCATACTTAACAAGATGTTCTGTATCAATGTCATTAACATCTTCCTTGCCGAGTATCTTTGCAATTGTGCATCCGTGGTCGCTTACAACCTGATTCATGACAACGTACAAAGCATAATCGTTGTAGTAAGGCTTCTCCTCTGTTGCAAGTCCGAGACCAGTCATAGCATTGAGCCATGTCTGCATATCCCAAGTTGCAGATGGATTCATACTGTTTACAATCTCAGAAGCCTCCTTCTTCGTAAGATAGTTTGTCCACTTGATAGCGCAAAGCTTATCAAGATACTCTTGCGCCAACTCTGGGTGTTTGGCTGCCATATCCTGCATCATACAACGCATCGTATCTCCAAATACGTGCATATACTTTACGTTTGTTGATGAAGCCATCATTCCATACAGCTCATCGAACTTACTCATAATCTCTTTTGCTTCCATATCTTATATATTTTAACCTATTATCAAATCTTTCAACTCTACAAAGTCCTCCTCTGTGAAGTTGATGCTTCGCTTGCTTCCAAAGAGAATAGCGGTGGCAATTCCATCTGGCAGGTCAATAGACACAACTCCTTTGTCGATATGTCCGTGAATAAAACCTACATCGAATTTGTAATCTTCCACGGATTTTAGCATCTGCATCATATCTTCAAATATCGTGTTGGTATCTATGTTTCCGTTCTCATCAGCAAGAAATAGGGTAGCGTTGTCTATCGATTTATCCCATTTATCCTTATTCTTGGATATGATATTATGCGCCGCACGTTTCATATACACTGATGGTATGGCTAGCATCGGGTTAGCCTTAACCATATCGTCTATTCTTGCATCTGCCCAAACGTCCACCGATTCAAGCAGTTTCTCTTTAAATTCTGTTACGTTCATTTCTTAGTTTCTCCTTTATGTGTTTTATTGTACCAAACGAGATATTCTTGCCAAGTCTTATCACTATGGTTAGTCATATAATCGTTGAGCATAGCAGATTTCAGTTCTTCTGCTTGCGCTACTTCTTTTCTTAGTCTTTGCATCAAAGATAAGTGCTTCTTCAATGCTTCCTGTCCTTGCTGAGTACTCTCAATGCGAGGACGTATGATTCGCAATTCCTCGTCTTGCACTAGCTTAGACACATATTGCAAGCTATTAACGTACTCCTGGTTTTGCATCAAGTACTGACGTTGTGCGCCTGTAAGATTGTCTTCAATTTTGTCTATCTCATCCCACAAAGGGGTTGGAGACTGCTGCGCTTGCATATTGATAGATGCTCGCTTCTGCTGTATTGCCTCATACATCTTCTGTAGCTCAGCATCCATCATTTGCGGCTGCTGCTGACTTGTACCCATATCCAATAATGGGCTGTTTCCAAAATTCATCATAACAATCAATATCTTTAAAGTTGGTGATATATTATAGAGAGGTGAGAGGGCATCCACCAACGAGGGTAAACACCCCTCACCAACTCATTTCTTTTTAGTCCTTTTTACAGACTTTCTTGCTCTGTTACGCTCCTGTAGTGGGAGTGGAAGGAGCGGTGCAGTTACAGCCATAACTGCCGTAGCCCGAAATTACTGGCGTAGATGGGAGTACCAACTGACCACGCAAGCAATTGCAGGTCTTCTCGTTAACGTAAGCCATCATAAGCTTCTCCTTGTAAGGAGTGAGGGCTTCCATAACGGCTACCTTCTTGTCGAGGTCGCAATACTTAGCCTGTAGTGCGTCATACTGGTCTCTCTGATTCTTGTACAGACCAAAGTCTGCATCAATCTGAGACTTATACAAACCGAACTCAGCCTGCATTGCACGGCGGTTCTCAGCGTTGATAGCATCTACCTGCGACTTGTAAAGACCGAATTTCTCGGCAACATCTGTCTCACGCATAGCATAGAACTTGTTAGCGGTGTCGAGCTTCATACCGAACATGTAGGTAAGCAACTTTACCTCATCATCGCATTCCTTCTCCATTACCTGCAAGGCGGTTGGCTGATTTGAGCTTGAGTTAGCTCCGTAAGTGTTGATGTTCACGTTCTCGGGCATATTGCCGCCACCGAGAGAACCGAATACACCACGACCATTGCCGTTAAGCAAAGCTAAAGCCAAGCCACCGATGCCAATTCCGAGGGCTGTTCCTGCCAAACCCTTGCTGGCATACTCCTTCTTACCATCTTCGTAGATTTTCTTCTCTACTACTTTTGCATCTGTCATTTCCATAATACAATCTTTTGAAATCCTTAATATTAACTAACACTATGTAATCGATTACGGATGCAAAGGTACGAAGAATAGGGAAGAGCAAATATAACTCTATCACACTTTCTTTTAGTGGTTGATTATCAGAGATTTAAGGTGATAGCGGGTAATGTCATTTTAAACGAATATATATTTTTGAAGAAATATTGTATATAATTTCCTCGAAATATTGTATTTTAAAAAGCATCGAAATTTGGAATTAAAACAAAAATCCCCTATACCACACCAATAGTATAATCGTTATGTATAATTTAAGGCAAAAAGTGCGTATATTTTTCTGGGAAATATGTGTGTTTTTGTCTATTATATTGTACCAAATAAAAAAGAGAGGCAATCACTTACCTCTCTTACTCTTAATGAAGTGCAGTATATCCCACTTCTTCCAATATCGGGTGTGACCTCGCTTCTTGCACTCGCCATTGGGCAAATCGCCCCTAGCCACCATTCTGTTAAGGGTAGCATCAGAAACGTGAAGCTTCTCCTTGACTTCCTCGGTAGATAGCATCGGGTTTAGCATATCGGGGATGATGTCACACAATCTATCCAAATCATCATCGCTCATTCCGCAAGCGGTGACCTTCTCTCCATTTCTCTGTTGCTCGTCTGCTTTAAAGCAAGCATCACTGAGCGACTTTAAAGCCGTTCCGAGTATCTTATAATTCAAAATCTTTCCCATCACGCACAAATTTTACGTCCTAGTTTCGTTTCATTAACAAACATTTTAGCAAAGCTATACAAATAGAATATAGCTGTCACGACCATGACCGTAAAGCAGGAATCCACCATATCATTAGTTGTGTACCAACTCCACTCTACAATATGAGCCGCATTGATGCCTAAGAAGTACATAAATGGAATGCGATACCACTGGCACAAGAAGAAAAATCTACTTGCCAGTATCGCCACCATCGGCAGGACGTAAACCATGAAATAAATAAAAATATAGCAAGGCATATTTTCATTATATGGGATAAACATCTCACGTGGATGCTGAGATAACTCCCAAATGACGTATGCGTGGAAGAACATAATAATGATAGGCACATACTTGCAGAACCAGCGGAAGAACTTCAATATTCTTCTGCTATACCGATTACCATGCTTCTTAATCATATCCATCAGCTCGGTAACGTCCACATTCTTTAATAGCCGTTGGACTTCGGCTTCGTCTTCTTTAGTCATAATCTCTTTTTTTAGGTTGATTTAAATTAAATTAAATTATTGTGCAAAGATACACTTTTTTGCGCAAAATCAACGAAAATGAGAATATTTTTGTGTTAAACTTCATAAAAAAGTAATAATCTGAAAGTTTTGTTACCGATTTTTTGTTACAAAAATTGAAGAAAATGGTAACAGAAACATTGCACTTTCGCTGACATGATAACAGAGCCTATAGAAAAATTCGATGCAACACACTTCCCTGACGGACGAGAAAAGAATAAGGCGGTCACCATGTAGTGAACCGCCTTATTCTTTTCCTATCCTTCTAGTAAATCAACAATCTGACCATAACCACCTACAGCCATCACTGGACAGAGTATCTTCTTGATAAGAATAATATCCTCGGCTTCGATGTCTACGTTCTCAGCATCCTTGCCTATCTTGCAGGCTACCCGATAAGCACGTAGCTTTTCTTCGCCCGATAGCTGAATACTCTGATTGTCTATCACCTCGAAGAGCACCTTTCCTACAATATCGCCCATAATCTGTGTCTTGTAGGTTTCCTCTCCGTTCTCGTTCTTTACTGGTGATACTATCACCTCACCCTTCCAATTCTTGAAAGGTACATTGAAATTCTTTTTCATATTTCTTACTTTTTAATAATTATATTGCTATTTCCCAATAAACCAATTTACGTTCCAATTACTACCATCATATATTAATTCTGTTGTCTGGTTGTATAGACCCGAAGTGAAGCTATTTTTACAAACTTTGTGCCAACACATATTATTAAGTGATGATTTAATAACAAAGTTGTCACAAAGTTGTAGAAACTTATAATATTGACCTCTCTGAGGTTTCTCGGGGAGTGTTAGCGTTACGGCTTTTGTTACTATAACGAAGCAATCCATCTCAGATAATGTAATACTCTTATTGACTTTTCTTGTCACAGGACGTAATCCGGCATACATTCCTCTAGATGCGCATATTACAAAGTTACCTGATGGTTCATCGAAGAAGTTACTTTGTGCGCTCGTTCCACCTTCGGCATGCAATACTAAACATGCCTTAGAATCGTCTGGTCGGTACTCTCGGTCGTCTATCCTTATATCAGATATTAGATTACTAATACCATAAATTGGGGAGGCACGCTTTGTAGTACCAATCCAGATAATTCTATCATTAGTTGTATGGTCAGTTGTGTGTGTGAAGAAAAAACTATTCTCTGATAATTGCATTGGTTTGTACGTGGTGTTATAACCATCGTCATATTCTAAGATTCCATTGTCTGTCAATGTGAATTTACCTATTCTTCCCTTTAACGCATAGATTGCTCCATCTTGCGTCACATGGAATGGAGCATTTTTAGCATTATCCGCACCAACAAAGAGAGGGGCATAAGTAGTATCATCTACCTTGCAAGCTTCCATATTCTCGGTATTACCGAAATAACCTACCTTGGTAGTTCCATCCTCAGACTTCGCCCAAAGATGCTTTACCTCGATTTTATCAGCATCAATAAGGTTAGCATTGAGCTTGCCATCTTGGGCAAAGAGAGCAACTTCATCTTTATTGTATATAGTTACCTTATCGCCCTTAATAGCAACTTGATTTCCGTTAATAACAATACCTGCCGCAGCAAAATCCTTAACCAACTGAGAAAAGTCCGCAAGCTGACCGATACTCATCTCCTTGTTGGTAATGAGCGTAACTTTCTCCCTGAATACCTCTTCATTGTCAGTACGTGCCTTGCGGTTGACACGCTGCGAGGCAAAAAGATGTACTACCTTTTTCATAGGCTATTATCCTCCTTTTAATGAGTGCTGATATAATTGTCTATAACATCCGTAGCTACAGCCTTCGCCTTCGTGCGCCATGATTGCATAGCTTCATACTCTGCTTCATGCTCCTTATCATCGGCATCAAGCTTCTTGCCATCCGCAATTTTGGCAAGATTGGCGAAATGGTTGTTGATGATAGCTTGCATCTTGTCGGTCGGATAAGCGGATGAGACGATTGCATCAACTATCTTACCTCGCTCCAAAGGCTGCTCGATACGGACAACGTGGGCGGCATAAGCCATTCGGGTAGTTTTTTTGCCTTCGCTGCTACCCATATTATTTTCCAACTCAACCTGCTCAACATCGAAATTGATGCGAATAAAATTACCCTCATACTCAATCAGACTAGGTGAGTAATCGAATATAGACTTTCTAATATCCATGATATGTCCTTTCTTTTTAAATATTATACTTATGCTTTTGTTCCTACGATTCTGAAATCAGGGTTGCCGCTCTGATTCATCCTACGCAACTTGCCCATGAATGGGAATTTCTTGTTGTCAGAGCACCATTTCAACTGCTCTACGAGTTTCTTGTTGTTAGTAAAGAACTTAAACTTCTGTCCGTTCTCCTCAACGCTGACAACATTGCTCTTCCCCGATTTATGAACCTTGCTGTTTACGTCAAATTCAGCATCAAGGAAAACGATAGGTCTCTCGGAAAAGTAGCTTGCGCTCATCCTCTGACCTTCAAACATTCTCTTGCCGTTGGCATCTCTGTCCTCAATCTGCGGCATCTTAAAATCATCAAAACTATTCATTTTTGTTATCATTTTCCAAAGATTAAAACCATCGCAGTGCATCAACCAACCCTTGTAGCTCATAGCTACTTGGTATCTCCTCATAGGATTTTTAAGGTTGTGCATCTTCTTTTTGAATTTCTCTTTCATGCGCTTTCTTAACATTGTATGGTTGAAGTAGAAACGGTATCCTACGAAATCAAGGAAATGCGTATCATCAATTATCTGCATTCCGATATTATCGTGCAACTGCTGGTGCATCACTTTATTAGCATATTCCAATATGAAGTTGAAAGCTTTCCATACTTCCTTCTTGTTTTTACCCAATATAATGACATCATCACAATATATTTCTACCTTAACATCAAATTTCCTACATACTAATCTACATAAGATACTCATGTAGAAATTGGTAAGGGTCTGAATAGGATATAGACCAATACCTAGACCTTTCGGTAAGGCAAAGATAACTTCATGCAAAAGCCTTCTAACGCCTTTATCAGTAAAGAAATCACACAGAGATTTGTATATCTCCTGCTGGTCTACGTTCTCATAGAATTTAACGAAGTCAAGTTTGCAATAGTACAATCTTCCACATGACTTATTCTCGTCTATCCATCGTTCTGTTCTGCGCTTCGCATAAATCATTCCTCTGCCTTTTACACTTGCCCCACTCTCTATATAGAGAGCTCTTATAAGGTGCGGCATCAGAACTTGCATCAAGGCATGCTGCTCAACGTGGTCTGGGAAGTACGGAAGCTTATGGAGCTTTCTTACCTTACCGCAAGGGCATCGTCTCATACAATCGTGCCCTTCGCTAGTCTTGTAAGTTCCATCTATAAGACTTCTCTGTAATCTCAAAAGATTACCATTATAGTCTTTATCGAATATCACAACTCCCTTCTTGCCTTCCTTACCCTTGCGTGATTTCCTTACCGCAATATTGAGGTTAGTCATATCACTGACAAGCTCTACTCTGACCTTTCTATGCTTCTTGCGAAGTTTAGCCTTTCGCTTATACGCCAGCTCTTGTGCGTCCGTCATTTTTATACTTCAACCAATATTTCAAAAATCGCTTTCCTTATCAATAGGCTTTCTACACTCTCGGCTCACTGGCTTTCGGTACATACGTACAACTGTATCACTTACTTGCGAGAGGGGACTCTGTTGCAGTAGGACATACCCAACGCCTTTAATCTTCGCTCTGTCGGAATAAATATCCCTCCATCGAGACAGGTTCAATCATGTGCTCTCTCGTCCAAAAGCTATCCCGTAGCTTTACGACTTGCGAGGAACAGTGTAAATTATATCGTCATTCTAAAAATAGAAATCTTGTGTAGTAATTCAAGCGAGCACCGATGTTCGTCCTCGAGTTCGAGAAACCGTTGTTCGAGTTCGCATACGAAAGACCGCATTGCGACCTGTTGTTAGCGTTACCCCCAACGTTCAGCAGCTCCATGATGTATCACCTTTTCTTCACCCACTCCATGGTTGTAGAAAATCTTATCGCACGGAATTGGGTTGTTTGTATTTTTGTGCTTCTGCGAATCCTATTAAAAGGAGATTTCAACTTTCCAGTTTCAATCTTGCGTTTTATATTATTTTTATTAATTCTCTATTTCTGTCTAGCTCACTAGCAGATGTGCAGCCAACGCTAGGCGTTGTCTCACATCGCCATGAGCGCCGAACCGCTTACGATTGTCGGGCTTCCGTAGAAAGCCAAGCGAGCACCGAAGTTCGACCACGAGATCGAGAAACCGACGGCCGAGTACGCATACGAAAGACCGCATCGCGACAGGTTGTTAGCGGAACCCCCAACGCTCAGCAGCTCGCCACTTGTCGAAGCCCAGAATCCATCGCAGTAGTACGTACTGTCACTGCCTCCTACTGCTTGCGGAAAGGCATCCCAATGTGCGCCTAGCGTCTTGCGTGTGATAAACTCTCCATTAGCAGATGATGGAATAGTAAACTTCCTTCCATCAGCTGTATTGCTTACACGGTTTCCGCTATAGACAACAGCATATCTTGTATCGCCATCCATATAGAAACGGATACCTGGACGGAACTCCCAGTGCTTACCCCATAAATCCTCAAAGCCAAATAATTTGACAGTGTATTGATTACCGAGAGTAGCATCGTTATAGAGCACCCTACCGCTGCCATCACCGAGAGAGATACACTTACCCGTCGTTACATCACGACATGCTTCCCACGATGAACTTTGAAAACCCGCTCCAATTGCAGATTGTGTATTAAGGTCACCGAAACTTACTTGTTCCAAAGCTTCTATGAGACATTGAAATCCGTAGTTGGCTAGACCGAAATTAGAGCCAAGCTTCTGTGCGCAAGCCCAAAATGCGCTCATCGTTCTTGAATGCGAAGGAGCAACATTAGGTCTTGAATGACCAACACCATTACTATCTACATACATTTGATAAGCACCTACCCAGTTAGGAGAATCGAATGTCTTGCCGCCCGGAATAGGGAATAATCCTCCGAATTGTAAGGTCTTATTATCAGCCTTGAAGTGGCAGTCAGGAACATGAACCATCGTCTCATACTTAGACGCATCATCCACCTTTGTTCCGTCAGCGAAGAACTCCCAGTTGCTAGGGTCAAGCTTTGCAGCATACGCCTTACCGCTTACTACCTTCATCATATATCCACCCATTGCTCTCTGATACATATCAGCCATGAAAGGCGTAGGCAGAGCGAATTTAGGGTTAGAAGACTGCTCCAATGTAATTGACGGGTAGAAGATATTGTTACCCATCATCTTCTGAAGGTCACTGAGGCTTAATCTACGAAGAGCACCATCTACTACAATTAAGAAAGTTTGGTCGGGATTCATTGCCGACACGACTTTTTTTTCTGTTAATTTTACACCCATATCTTATATTTTTTAATTATACATATTAATCAATCAACGGATTACCATCCTCATCAAGCAGGTAATTATCACCTTCGTCAAGGAGATAGTTGTTGGCAGGTCTCTGTCCGTATTCTATCTGTTCTTCAAGATAATCGCTCTCAACATCGCCAAGACCAGATTCCTTGATTGAGAAGTAGCATGAATTTCCCTCTTGCCAAGACTTACTTGTGATGACATTACCGTCAGATGCTTCTGTATGCCATTGCAGTTCTACGACACGGTTAGGGTATTCAACAACCCTTCCATTGTACTCCAAAATAGCCTTGTTGCTTCTGTATATCTTACCCCATTCAATATCATTGCATACCATGAACTTAGGCTGTCCGAAAGAAGGATAGAACCTAGAAGCGGAAAATTGAAACTGAGCAACAGCCTTGCCGTTTATTACCGCCTTGATGGTATAATTATTCTTCTCTACAAGTCTAAGGTCAAGTACAACCTCTGATGCAGAGATAGATATAATCTCGTTAGGGCTTGCAGCAGACGAAGCAGACATCTTAGTCGTTCCTCGATATAGCTCAATAGAGAATCCGCTTGTAATTCTATCCTTAGACTTATATACATCAATCGGAATGTGACATTCATACTGATTGCCGTCAAAGCAAGCGTTTCTTGCTTCCGTAGATGCCGATATGATGTTATTAGCAACCTTATACTCGTAGAGAGCCAGCTTATCAAGGAATGGGTTATAGGATATATCGGTATCTTCCCGAATACCCATACCATAGGTATCTGCACCCTTATCTGCCGTATACAGAGTAATAGGGTCAGCGGTGATATGCAATATAGAATTCGTTCTATAATCATACAGGTCAGCTTCGAATTGCAACTGCTGCTTATTATTACTTGAAAGATTCCTCTTGATAGTAAGCGAACCACGATTAGATGTATTGCTTGTATCAATGCTATACTTACCGCTCCAAGAATTAATTTTAGATATGTCCTTCCATTCCGTGCCCGTAGAAACCTTCCATACCATATTGGCAAGAGACATATTCGACTGCTTGCTATCCCATGAATCATCCTTTGCCGTAGCATTGATACTCGGGTAGGCAATACACTCAAAGCCGCTCTGTGTTCTGTCTGGGAAGAATTTATCGCCAGCCATAGTCTGCATGAATGGAGACTTAGGCGATGCGCACACTACTGATACAGAAACGTCCAAAGGGGCGAATTTTCTATTCGCCTTATTACTAACTATTGGCATAAGCGTTCCTCCTAATCATCAAGTGTTAAATAAGCATCTGCTGACACCGATACACCGATGATATTTTTGTTTTCGTCAATCGTATCAGCATCCCTCACAACGAATCCATCACTGACGTTCTTTGCCCAAGTCATTGTCTCCGAGCGTTTATTCTCGATGTTACCATTGCTATCAGTATAGATAACGAAGGTGACATTGCCAGTTATACTCTTCGGCACTAGTCCTGTCTCGCAGTTGGTAACGATACATCTGAACGTCTGATTACTATCTTCATCAACCTGTCCTACCGAATTAAGGGCAATCTGATAAATATCAGAAATATCATCAATGCTGATACCTGTTCTATACACGGCAGCACCATCAACAACGAACTCAAGGACGAAGAGCTGATGACTATCTACATAGAGTTTGTCCGAATCTCCCGTCTTATCTCTGTGTATAGTGATACCGCTTTCCGGATTTGTGTAAGTTCCTGCAAGGTCTGTTCCGCTGCCACGATACAGATTAATAGAATAGGTAGAAACCTCTCCACCTGCGGAGTTGAATAACCAAGGTCTGAGGGTAGCTTCTGTCTGTCCCTTGCTTAACACAGTAGTATCAGCAGAAACACCTCCGAAATAAGATGAGCCGCCCAACATAGATACCAATATATCAATGCTTTTCTGCATTGGATATATGCTAGCTCCCAATACGGCATCACCCGAATAGGTAAGAGTATCGGAATCTTGATTGACCTTAGATGCTAGGTCTCCGATAATAGAGAGAGAACCATTAGCATGATTTAGTTTGAATCTATTATCAACAGTCGAGGTCTCCCATCCAGTACCGCTAGAGCTGAATCCTAAATTTTTTCCGTTGTAAGCCCATGCGTGATTTGTCAGTGTTACGTTGTTTTTACGTGCAGAGCCAACAGATGGAGTAATGATAGGATGCGTTCCGCTCTCGCTCCATTTTGGCGATACGGTAAACGTATCAGGGTTCAATCCCTGAAAGAGCGGTACGCCATTTGTTTGCAGACTGAGGGATAATGTGTCACCCTTCAATGTTCGTCTGACTGCTGCGGTTGCCGAAAGATGAATTTCTTTTCCCATATTTTTAATCTCCTATTTTTTAAACTTTAATATATTCTTGATGAATTTTTCCTGTCGTGGTCGTTGCTGTGAATACAAATTTCGCAGTATCACCCTTGCCCAAATCGTCTTCTGTTCCATCATTAGACCAGACAATATCTATTGAGCCATTGAAGTTCTTAACCTTATCCTTAGTCGCCCAAGCAGCATCATCTACAGAATCATTGGTCTTGCGTGTCACCTTCCATGACGCTACTCCGTTTGATACATCCTTATCACCAAGCATTAGCTTGCAAGTAACGTTGTGTGTCTCGCCTATAGCAATTCCGCTATTGACTATATCCGTATAGAGGTATAGCTTTGGTGTATACACGTTGGTGGTAGCCTTCCAATATGGAGAATCCTCAGATGGTTCATCGGTCGTTGTCTGTCCTTCTGGAGAGATACAGAGCCATCTTGTGCCAAGCCACGTAACCTCATCATAGTAGCTGTATTCCGTACCTTCCTTCCAATCACCACGATAGACGGGAATCCAAATCTTCTCTCCGTCAACTGTGGTTATGTGGTAGTACTTTGAGACGATGTTTATGCCGTTGAATCCTACATCGAAGATGGATTTGCCTTTGAGGGAGTAGGAGTTGATACCTCGGTACATGGTGAACGTAGGTGCGGAATCTCCTTCGGTCTCCATCATCAGAAGGTGCTGTCGGCTCTTGTCACTTCTGTTACCCATGAGGACGATGGTATCTCCTACAGCAGGGTTATCCGAGCCTTCCATGCAGTTATCCTTTGCTATCTGAATCCATGCGAACTTCTTTCCGTCATAGAGCTCGTGACCTTCTGAATCGGTGATTGCCTCGTTCTCTGTTGACACCTTAGTAACAAGTCTCCAATAGTCCTTGTTGCTGACGTTCTCATAGACACCAGGTGCTATGTTGAACGTCTTACATCTAACTTGGTCTTCCACCTTGAATGAGTTGATAGTGGCGGTCGTTCCATCATCTGCGAGGAGATAGCACTTCCAACCAACCAGTTCATTCGTTGTATCGCTATATACTTCCTTGATGTAGCTTATCTTACCAGCAGCAGGGGAGAGAACGATGTTACCGCCAACGTAGCTAAGTTCACGAATAAGGAGGGTGTTAAAGATAGCCTTTCCCCATACTATCAAGTCCGTGAGCAACATTTGAAACTTACCATCGCTTCTCTGCTTGATTGCAAATCCGCTCTGCTCTGCCTCGTTAAAGTCGAGTGATTTCAATAGATTCACCAACACACTAGAGAGGATTGCGTTACCACTTCCGTCTATGCTAAACTCATTTGAGTGACCGAGGAAGAAGCCTTGCACGAACTTCTGCACCTTCTGAAAGGTGATTGTGCCGCTAGCTATATCATCTTTCAGTTTAGAGAGATACATCTTATCGGTTATACTAGCATTAAAGTTGTTAGTACTACTTCCACCAACCATACTAGATAGAGACTTAACCGCTTCTCCCTTTACAGCATCAATAATCTGCTTTACATCACTCTTTGTAACTTCCAACGAATTAACAAGCTCAATCTCAACTTCTGCCAGCTCATCGTTATCAACCTTTACTGAGTAGTTGCTGACGAAAACTTCGTGACTGATAAGATTTCCATCGCTATCAGAATCACCTTGTATCTGTATTGAAAGCTTTGCATTCTCGTTCAACTTACTTGCAAAGTCAGGATTCTCTTGTAAGAATATGCGAGAAAACTTAACAGAGTAATTGAATTGGTCTGTATTGTTTTCACTCATGTGTTTAATAAGAGCATCATCGAGTCGTTTCTCTGCTGCCGTTACAAGAACTTTTGGAGGTTTAATGCCTGTGATAACAAACAAATCTCCCTTTTGCGGTTTAAATCCAGCACTTGCGTTTGGCATCACAATGCCTAGTGTTGATGTGTCCTTTTGAACCGCAATCCATAACTCTTTCTGAGTTGAATCTTGGTTTAGCTTATCTTCGTAAGCATCGCTAGCGTTAGCAAATATGTAGTCATTCTTATCTGTGCGAACTCGTTTTAAGTTTCCATTTTCATCAACACTTACACAATTGTAACACTTTGAATTGTCAGCACTCGGTTGATTGTAAATCACAAACGAACAAGCAGGGCATCCGTTACTCTTGATGAGATTTATCTTTGCTGATTCCTTGGCTAAGACATGATTAAATAAATCAAAGCCAAACTCTCCATTAAACTTGTGTAGTTTGATGTAGAAATATTGATGTATATATGTTGTTCCATCGCTATCCTTTACATCACTATCTTCTTTATCAAAAGCAACATCCGCAATCTCTCCAAACAACTGTCCTTCTGCATTTACAATTCCATTGATAGTTGGTTTTATATCATCAAAAATAACCGTTCCTTGGTGAGGATTTCCTTTCTTATACAAGTTTACAAACTCATAATATCCACTACCACTAGGCAATTTATGGGTGTTATTCAAAGCATAATAGAAACGCTCTGCGCCTTTCGTGTTGCGATATATAGAAGGCATAAGTACCGATGATGGTGCAATCCAGACTCTATCAGTAACTATTACCTTTACTGCATTATCCTCAGTTCCGGTATAAACCTTGTTGAATCCGTATCTATCACCATCTTTTACAAATTGATAGTCGTATTCAATGCAATTCGCCTCGCCGATTCCGCTTACATTAATACCAGCATCACTATAATGAATGTACTTGTCTCCATTCTTCCATTCGTATTCCGATTTTGACTCGTATGAGAACTCAACACCTCCACCAAAAGCAACATTCCAAACACTCGCGTCATAAAAACTCTTAATGCCATCACTATTGAACACCTTGCAATTGTAAGAAAAGTCAGCACCTATAGTTAATGTGAAATCTCCATTCTCTTCAAATGTGTATGTAGAAACATTTCCAAAGCTCATCCCTTCAGAGATAGTCACATACGTTTCTTCTCCTATTTTTCTCAGTTTTATGCTCCTACTGGCTTTACCAACGTTTGATATAAAGTCAGGTCTCGTAATGTAACTAAATAATTCAAAGCTAAAATTCAAGTTCGTCAAATCTATCTTCTGACCCTTAATCGCGCTGATTGGAATGTTAATCCAGAAACTACACGTAACCGTTGGGTTAGACTGACTATCTGCTTGTGATAAATTTTCTGGAATAGTAGAACTATGAATGTAAAATGCAGGTGGACTTACATCTACACTTCCATTGTAGCTTTTTCCTTCCTTGCTTTTATAAAGTACAAGGGTATCATTGTATCTTGAATCTTTGAGAAACTTTGACAACTCTACGCTGACTTTATCCTTGATGATATTCTCTGTATTGAATACTGCTTCACCAAACTCATCATCATTAGGATAGTAATATGGCAGGTTGTCGGACGAACCGTAACCTGTTATCATATCAACTATCTTATAGTTCGCATTCTCCTTTGATACAGATATAAGGGCATCACTACAACCATATTTAATAGGTGTATCGGTTAAGTCGTGCTGTACCTTGCCGACATGACAAACGTTGCCATCCCAGTAGTAATCAAGCTCAAAAGTTGTATTTATAAGCTGAAAGACATCAGTCAAGTATTGGTCTTCAAATGATACTTCCTTAACTTCATCTGTTCCATACCCTTCGTCAACAACAACGTAATATCCTTTGTATTCATCTGTAGGACGATACAATCCGCAATATGCCATTGAGCTATTAATGCGAGCTATAAACTCATAGATAGTTCCACCAAACGTAAACTTTGTCTGGTTTGAGCGGTATCGGTCTTTGTTCTGTGTATCAACATCATCAACGACAACATCAAAGAACAGAGTATTATCAAGCAATTCTCTTCTAGATGTGAAAGTGATTTCACTCTTCCACATTCTAGACGAATTATCCTTTGTAGGGTTTGGCGTATAGGACGCAAATAATCTATCGCCATTGTACTCTACGAACTCTTCCTTCTTCCACTGCAAAGGCTCAGAAGAATATATTGTAGCAGTAATGGTAGGAGCACCACCCATACGCTTTGCATCGTAGGTATATGATGATACAATAGCAGGGTTAGCTTCCGATGGGAACAAACCGATAATTTCATTACCAGTGTTCTCATCGTAAGTCAACTTCTGTATGTATAATGATTCTGCCTTCATGTTTATTCTTTATTGTTGTCTGTATTCTTTGTCCTTGCAGTAATCTCAGCTTGTTTTTCGGCACGTTCATCTGCCTCTTCTTGCTGAGTCTGCAATCTTACTTCCTCGTCAGGTGTAGAAATAGTATTCTTTTCAACACCAGTCTTAGTAGAAATCAAACCTGCACCGCTCAATGTACAAAGCATCTGATTCCATGCACCTTCATCGAATGGCTGCCAAGGCTTAAATGATGTGCTGATTCTCATCTGTCTAAACTCAGTAATTGCAGTAGGATTCTCGCCGCTTGCAACCAACTGCTTTGCCAATCCTTCCTTGAACAGTCTTGAATGTTTGCTGACGAAATTCTGCCACTCGATAGCTGCATTGTTAGCCTCCTCAATATCCAAAGAACGCGTCATCTGAATTGCCAGACCGCTTATATCGCCACTAGACTTAATATCCTTCGGCAATATAAATGTACATCCTGTAGCAATCTGTAACTGGTCGAGAATTGACTGCATGAACTCAATCATGTTCTGTGGAGAAGGTGGAGTCTTAAACTCTGCGTTGCCATTTCCTTCAATGCTTGTATCATTCAGGATGATAGAACCAGCAATCTTCTTTGCGGTTTCATTGAGCTTACCCTTGATATAAAGGATTCCCCATCCGTGACGTTTCTGAATGACCGCAAACAGATTATAGATAATCTCGAATAGCTCGATAAGGTCTTGACCGTTATTCCAAGCAACATCACCGCGCTTTGTAACAAGTGGACTCTCCGAGAATCCATGCACATCCTTGCTTTCCAAGCACCATCCTTTCAGTACTTCGTTTGTATCAACGTCCTTAACGAATACATCTGTGAAATGATAATGATATGTCTTATCGTATGCGTCAATGTGTCTTACATTATCCTCAGTACGATAATACACGCAATCAAGAAGCGGCTCTCCGTTATCGTCTTTGTGAGTGATAATCTGATAGCCATCTTCATACGAGAACAATCGGCATTTCACTTCGTTATCCTCATTCATGTAAACGAGTAATCCTACATCACCATAACTCTGCTGAATGCGTATAGCTTCCATTTCGATACCATCCTGATTCGTTTCATCCCAATGCCATTTGAAATCGGCAAAGTTCTTTTTGAGTTTATCAGTCGGATTGCTGTCATGCAGTATGTGATTGCGCTTGTTACCACCTAAACAGAGAGATTTCTTGTCAACAATACGCTGTTGCATAGGAATGCCAAACTTTTTAAACTCAATCTCGCAATAACTGCCATCATCAAGCTTGCAGCATATAGAAGGTAAGTTCGTATCAAACAATACCCTGTGAGAATAAGGGTCTAATTCCTTTGCAAAACGCTCTTGGCTTACGACTATCTTGCTGATATTCGGAAGCTGTGCCTCTTTACGGAAGTTTGTCTTAATATCCGAACCATCAGAAGAATCATTGATGGTAATAGAGCGCGAACCCCTCAAAAACGGCTTTTTCAGAAGCAATTTCTGAGGATTCTCCAAAAAATCATTGATTATGTCTTGTCTCTTTCTACTCATCGCTATTGTTATTTAATGATGGTTCAACATCGTTGTTATTTTGTGAATCGTTATTCTCTTGTGGGTCAATCAAACCGAAGTGTCTGCAACAAGCCTTTCTTGAAGGCCAGTAGTTACATTCTCTATTGGTAGTAGGGCAAACAATATCATGCTTACTTGGTACTACAATGATTCGTTTCTGCTTCTGTGACTCTTCCATTTCGAATTTGTCATTCAGCTTTACACGTATATCAGTCTGCATCTTCAATGCATCTTTCGGTTCAAGATTTCCGTCGCTAAGAGCTTGGTCTATCTTGTCAAGCATTTTGAGAAGCTCGTTTTTGTTCTCTTCTTTGGTAATAGCGTTGTTATTAACATTGCCGATACCGAAAGGTTCTAGAACATCTAGCAGTTTCTTGAATCGTGGAGTTTCGTAGAATTTCGCGGCATCCTTTTCACTCTTACGATAAGCAAGACGATACGCTAAAGTCTTATCTTCCAATGCGTCACAGAGGATAGCAAATGCAATGTCTTTCTCATCACATTTATCCCAGTCAATCCGCACGGATTCAAGAATCATTTTTATATTTTCTTTTTTCAGCATATATTCTAAAATTAATAGTACAACGTATCATCATAAATGCTCTGAGCACTAGGATTTTTCTCTTCAACTTCTTGTGCTGCGAGTCTGAACCCTTCTTGTAGCTCGCTACCATACTCCATATTCAAACATGGGTACATTCTCATTGCGCAAGGGTCGAGCAAATCCATAGAACGGTCTTTTCCAAGATTTCGGTTCATTTCCTTCTTGCTCTGCAACTTCTTCTTTCCACTCTGCATCTTATCAAAGCGAACTACCGCGCATTCTTCCATGAACTCATTCTGTATGGAAACTCTGTATTTGAGGTTTTGATGCGTATAAACCGCATTCGCAACCTTATCAGAGAATGTAAGCTGTCCTCGCTTAATCATGTAGCTCAGTCGCAAGTAACATAGGTCTTTTATTGTCATAGCAGACAAATAATAAATTCCCATTGCCTTTGCTGCTGATATATAAGGAATAGCATCGGGTATATAGTCATTGAAATACCTACCTGCCGTAGCATCATAGATAATATGGCTTTCTGCCACTCCCTCACTCGCCGCGAATAATCTAGCTCTTTCCGCATTAATTCGCGGTGTTGAATGCATAACGATTTCGTAATTGACAACGTGGAATCCATTCCACGACAACATCAGAGTATTATCCTTTCCGTAATCTGCCAAGTCGATTGTTATCCACTTGTCACCATTTACGGCTGGGTCTTTTACGAAGCAATCTCTTGCCGCTTGGCTTGGAATCGGAATATCCTCTTCTTCTTCGGGGTCAACATTGAAGTTACCCTCCAACAACGCTTGCGCCATCTTTCCACCAGATGCGGCTACAGAACCGATATAGTTAGCGTTTCCACCAATCAATCCTTTGTTTTCGCTTAATCGACCTTGATAGAAAGCAAAGCTCTTAATCATGTTCTCGTAAGTGAAACTTCCACCAACAGCTTTCAGCTTTCTGTCAATATCAATCTTACATTTCTCATATACCTCACGTTTGGTGTCACCCCAAACAACATCTTTAACAGTCGGTCCTGCAACATAGAAGTATCTTACCTTTCCGTCTCTCTCAGGGATAATATATCCATCTGCACCAATATACCAATCGAGGAATATTCGCGTCCAATGACTGCGTTTTGGGTTCATCGTAGCGAAGAACTTACCTGTAAATGTCTTACTCTGACCTCTGTTTCGGGTCATAACGTATGAGAATGCTTCCCATGACATTTCAGTCAACTCATCAATGGCTATCATATCGTACTCCCAACCTTTTGCACGTTCTCTTAACTTATCCATATTAGAATCGTCAAGATACGTCAAATCAACGAATGTTCCGTTAGGGAATGATACACGTGGAGAATCACTTTCTTTAACTCTGACAAAATCAGCACCGAATATCTGTTTAAACTTCTCTACGAATCCTCCACCTGCTTTTTGATTACCAAGTGAACGGCGCGAAATCATTGCGCGAAAATCTGGGTCTGTAAGCAACGGCTCTGCCATAGCTAATACTAACGCAAATGAATTGTGTGTAACCGTGAAATCGTTAGTAGCATATAACCCACTTGGATTGTCAACAGTGATACATCTACCCTTCTTTTTGCCAAGAAACTCTATTTTTTCAATAGACTTCTCGAAATAGTATTTCTTCCCATCAGAATATCCAATAGGCTTGATTCTTTCCTTTTTTTTAGGCAAAGAAACAATTTCGTCATTGAATTGAGTCGAAATAGATATATTGTATGCAAGATTGCATTCGTGAAAAACACCATTCTCATCTTTATATCCAGCCTTTTTCTTTGATATAGAAGAAAGTCCGCCGAGTGACCGAACAACAAAAGCTACATCTTCTGCAAGCTGTTTACTTATCGTTGTATATGTAATATGTCCTCGAACATCAACATACCCATCCGTATCTATCAAACCTTGCAGTAACTCTTTTCGTTCTGCAATAGTTGCAAACTTATATGACTGAGGAATAAACTTGTGTAGTGCTGTATGACCTGCAAGTTTTAAAACCTTCAATCCATCAATCAGAGCCTTGTCATATATTCTATATGTCGAGCACTCAGTATCTTGATTTTTATGAAAATGAGTCATATCGTACCCTCTATCCGAGAATCGTTCTACTATATGTTCGTCTGGGGTACATAACTCAACGTGATTTCTATCAAGAACACAACTTGTAAAACATCCGTCTCCAATCAATGCACCTAATATATATGGAGAAATTGGTCTTGGCGTTGTTGGTGTTACTGGTCTCGTGAATTGTATAGGCTCACTTAAAGGAACGCTAATTCCACGATATGGATAACTGCCATTTTTCTTCTTCTCAAAGAACTGAAACATCATTTCTGTAGTCCAAATTCTCCAATCATCACGATTTCCATCTTTATCGTATCTCTTTGTCTTCTTGCCTGCAACACGAATTTTCCACAAGTGCCCCTCTGAACAATCGACATGTGTTCCATCAACAAATGTAACTCTGTAATACGGATGTTCTTCTATAGGATGTAATTGTATTACACGTTCTTGCCCACCTGTATCAGGATTGGAGATTATATCCCCAACCTTAATATCTCGAAGCTTTCTGAGTCCAAAAGGCGTAACTATCTGACTATCCAAGGTCTCGGCTTTGCCGCTGGCAAGAACGCCGCCGCCGAAAACCACGTCTAGATTACACCTTACAAAGGACATTTGGAAGCCCTCTTGTGGTCTGATTTCTATATCTTTATTCGTGTTCATGCTGCAAAGATACCTAATTTATAATATATAATAGAGTGAAATTAATTCTATATTGGTTACGTAACAAATAGAGTTCCTAAAAACCTAAAAATCACCACATTATTTAATTATCTTTGCAGCAGAATTTTAAAAATTAGTAATATGAAGTTTACAAAACAACAACTTTTAGACACCCTAAAAGCAAAGCTCACTGCAAACGGAAAACACCTTTCCATCAGTGAAAAGACAATCAAGAGTTTGAGTGATTCCCACTTTGACCTCTTAGTTGGTGAAGATACAGAGTTAGATGATTTGGTGAAGAAGATTTTGCCGCAGTATGTTTCCCTTAACGGCAACTACGAGAAGGACAATGCCGACTTCATCAAGAAATGGAACGATGAGCATCCCGACATTAAGCCAAATCCAAAGGACGATAACAAAGAGCCTTCGGCTGTAGAAAAGAAGCTTTTGGAACGCTTGGAAGCTCTAGAGAAGAAGGATGCAGAGCACGAAGCCTCTAAGCTTGTATCACAGAAACGTAGTGAACTTCTCGCCAAGTTCAAGGAGAAAGGTATCAACGATAGTAAGTGGATTGACAAGTACATGAGCAAGTTGAACCTCACCAAGGATTCTGACATCGAACAGGAATTTACGGATGCAGAGGAGTTCTACAATCTCTCTCATTCGAAGCCAAACAACAACACTCCAGGTAGTGCTGGCGGTGGTGACAACGATAAGGCTGACGATTTCTCTGATGTTGTGGGTATCGTGAACCCTGACGCAGGCGAATAACATTATTCATTCACTATTAAACAAATTTACAAATTATGGCAGCAGCAGATGATTTCTATTTGAAGCATGGATATGGCGGTCACTTTGGCGGTCGTACACTCATCCAAGCACATGGTAAGATTGGCGGTCATAGAAGCGTTTTCATTAACCTCGTAAGCGGCAACAAGGACGCATTCGTTTACCCTCCTTTTGGTGGTGTTATCACAAATCCGTTCAAGGGTCGCGCTAAGGCTTACGCAGGTGATTTTTGCGAGTATGACCCAGACACTTACGGCAAGAATGGCGGTCAGACCGTCAAGATTTTGAAGTATTACGAGTTGGCAAAGGATGTCACAGCAGGAGACTTGACAATCTATCTTGTTGATGATGGCTATCATCACATTCCTTTTATCGGTGATAACATTATGGTCGCTCCATCAACTCTTACTGGTACTGGTACTGGTCTTACAGTTACAGGCGTAACCAAAGGCACAGAAGGTGGTGCAAACGTATTTATCGTAACTCTCGGTACAGCTTTTGACGCAACCGCAAAGAAGGGCGATATTCTCGTTGAGGCAGCAAAGGCAGGTGCGGAGACTACCGCAATGGTTACTAATCCTAACACTTACTTCGACAAAGACAACGACTTCTTCTATGACCCTAACTTGTCAACCAATGTTGAGAATGGCGAGGGTGCTCAGTACTCTTACACTCCAGCATTGATTAAGGATTCAAGAGTAATCTTGAACTTGGCAAAGTGCAACAAGCTTCCACCAGCCGTACTTGCGATGAACACAAGAACAGAGAACGGATGGTTCGGATTCTAACCGCTCCAATTCAATAGGATAACAATATGATAACATATCATTAATTTAAGTATTCAGGATATGCAACAATTTGATTTTAACAATTCGAGATACGCCAAGTTGTTCTCTTCTAAGGATAACATCAACTTTCTGAGAACCTTCTTGAACACCAAGGGGTTGCTCTATACCAACTATGGATGGTATCTCACACAAGGTCGTAGAGCTTCTATGCCTACACCTACAGACTACGATGGCGTGGCTTCATTCAGCATCAAGTCTCGCAAGGCAGAGGCAGCTCCTTTGATGCACCTTCGCGCTCCACTTGGCGATGCTCCAGAAATGGACAACGAGGGCTTGGAGATGTACACAGGTACAATTCCAGACTTCATCGGTTACAAGTGGTCTGAAAACGCAAGACAACGCGAGTATAAGGAAAAACTCTTTGAGCAGTTCGGAAACGATGCAGACCTTATGGCTGCTTGGGTGCGCGATGTTGTTCAGGTAGGTAAGAACTCAGCAGAGGCAACACTCTCTAACTTGACAGCACAGATTATATCAACTGCAAAGATGAGTTGGAAGGGCAAGGGTGAAGGTTTGCAGCAGTTCTTGCAGAAGGTTGAGCCATTCCCAACAGAGAACCGCAAGAAAGCTGGTGCGAAAACTTGGACTGACCCAGACTGCAACCTTATCTCACAGATGAGAAAGATTGAAGACGATTATCGCGATGAGCGTGGCGGTACTGAGATTTCTCTCGTATGGAAGATGACTCGCAAGATGTACCGCGATGTATTCTTGCAGAACAAGGAAGTTAAGGAGTGGTACATCAACTGGTGCAAGGCTCACGACCGCGCATATACTGCTAACATGCAGATTTTGGACGAAGACTTCAAGAAATCACTTTCAGACATGACAGGTCTTTCACCTATCGAGATTGTCGTTGAGAAGGAGCGCAACAAGACTGTTACAACTGACACATTCGTGCAAGGTTGGAATGATAATATTGTTGTACTTTGCCCTACCGGTGATAGCGTTGAGTTCAAGTGGACTCCTATCTACGACCAGACACTTCAACAGAAGTATGGCGCAAAGAACATTGATGTTTCTTGGGCTTCAATCGCTGACGGACTCGTTACCGTAGGAAACTACGCAATGGATAACGGTCAGTTCCGCGAATGGCAGACTAAGGTCATGATGTCGGCTTGCCCTGCACTTCTCGACTTTATGAACCACGTAATCATTGATACCTCAACAGCAGGTAGTTAATGGTGGTTCACTCACAATATACGATAACATTTAATTCATTTATCTCTCAATGACAGCATCGAAGTTTGATATATTGGACTATTTGAGCGGCATGACTAACTTTGTCTTTGACAAGTCGGCACTAAACAATGTCGCTTTGGATTGCGGCGTTTCTGATGTTGAGTCTTATTTGGACTTGACAGAAGAACAGAAAGACAGATGTAAGATTGCACTCTTGGAAAAGATTGTATTCGGTGTCTATCAGACAGCATCAACCACAAACCAACATGGCGCATATACTCTTACAGTAGGTGCTCAGACCATCACGTCGGCGGCATTGCTGAGTATCAAATCAGAACTCAAAAGACTTTACAAGAAGTATGGAGAGGATGAGAAACTTGATGCTCTCAATGAAACCGATGGAGAGGTTAAATGGATTGAAGAAACAGATTGGTAAGCTATGTACACTGACAGAAATGCTTTGGATGAATATGCCTATCATGGCGTGTTCTACCGCTCGGAACAAAAACCGAAAGAAGATGGAGACCTTATCGGAAGCGATGGGGATATGTTAGGTGATACTGATACTAGTGCAGGTGAGTCAGAAACAAAAAATGTAGAAACTATCATTTTTGAAACTGATTGCGATATTCAGGAAACCAACAAACTCTTTAATTCGGGTGTTGTTACGCTAGGATATACAATCTATTTTCCGATGCCAACGAAAGAAGGAGAAGACGGAAAAGATGAAGAATATATTCCAGAATGTTTAAATGCTGGCATTCGTTTCCGTGGAAAAATGTACGGAATGGACGTTGACGGAATGGTTATTGGCGTTTATCCGACACAGATGCACGGATGTGTAGCTTACATCAAGGGTACTGATATTTAGTTTTTTCATCATAAGGTAAAATGTATTTAGGATAACAAGGTATGGCACAGAGGATTAATCGCAGATTGTCTCGAATTGAGAATTTCTTTTCGATGCTTCTTACTAAGGGAAAAATCTCAGACAACATATTTGTCGGAGAATTGCCACCTACAACTAGTAAGGACTGGGATGATTTTGTCAATGTGGACGTAGGTCAGCAAAGAGATTATGGCGGTTATTCCTCTGGCTACGCTAACATTTATCTCTATGCAAGACCAAAGGGAACTCCACTGAGAAAGAATGTTAAACTACTTGACAAGATGGAAGGAATCCTTGACGATGTGATTAAACACTCTAATAATAAGGACTATACAATTCAAGTTCTTTACCGTGATAGCGGATATGATTCAAACCGCCAGTTCCATTTTCAGATGATTTCTGTTTCAGTTATCGCAAGATAAATATATAAAATCTATTAAATGTAACATTTAAAACTCATTATATTATGGCGAAAAAGGTTATAAATACTGGTGCGGGAGCTGTCAAGTTCATCAAGCCAGATTATATTGTTGCCACATTGTTCGATGGCACAGAGAGTGACGAATCTGCTCCAAAGGGTGATTCTTACATTCTCGAGGATGTTATTGGGGACACGACATCTATTTCACAAGATGATAACGATACCACCGATATTGAGTGTGAGACTTCTGACTCTCCTATCATTTCCATTGTTAAGCTTGGTAAGTGGCAGTTTGCAGCAGAGATTGGAGATACGCAGAAGGAACTTTTGACTGCATTGTGTGACTTTACAGACGATGCAACAGGAAAGAAGACTCTTGCACCTTCTATTTACAAAGCAAAGTATGCAAAGATTGATATTGTACAGGTTCAACCTAATGGAACCACAATGGAGGCTTACGTTCTTCCAAAGGTTCAGCTCAATTCTAAGTTGACTATTGAGTCTCTCAATTCAAACTTGGCTCGTATTGCATTGGCTGGTACTGCCAAGGATATTTCGCTTACCGTTAATTCTAAGACAGTTCGCACACCATTCTATGTTGACCACAACTATTCATTGCCAACGGCATCTGAGTAATTTCGGTTCTTCAACAATTCTCGACTATATACAAGGGGCGGCGGCTTTAATGCTGTCCGCTCCTTTTTAAGTTTTATCATTTATGGCTGAAACATTATACAAAAAAGCATTAAAGCTTATTACGAAGGAATTAGACAAGGATGCAAAGAATGTGTTAAGAGAATGTATTCAAGAGATTACGTACACACATCGAACATACAACCTCTATGATTCTTACGGATATGGCATTTATGTCGAAGGCAAGCTTGAAAAGATAGGTTACTTATCATCCTCACCAAAAGCATCCAAAGGCAAGAATTGGTATGGAGAAGAAATTAAAGGTCGTGAGGCGATAAACGAATATCTCAAAAACGATTATTCCCCTAGTGGAGTAATTGATTTGGCAGTTGTTGCGACTATGCCATACGCTAAGATATTGGAAGATGGCGGTGGTAATCTGAAACAATCTTACAGAGTTATTTCAATGTCGTTTCAAAAGCTACAAAACCTATCCAAGAAGTATAATGGAACAGTAAGTGTGATTAGAAAGTAATTCATATATATGGGAAAAGTATATAGAGCACAAAAAGACCAGAATAAGGCTAAGAAACAAGCTATAGAAGGCGAGAATAAGGTGTTACCTAGTTCTCCTTTGTCTGATGCTGCAATGGAACGTCTGGCGCAAATTATGAATGATTCTCCTACAATTGTAAAACTACAAGGTACAGAGTGGGAGATAAGAGCATTGAAGCCTGGCACTCAATGGATGATTGCAGAGGAAGCTTGCAAGATAGTCAAGGGCGAAAACTTATCAATGGGTGACGTTATCAAGGAGTTTGCTATCAATATTCCATCGGTGGCAAGAGTAATCACACTATCCTTGCTCAATGACAAAAAACGCATTGATTCTGAGGAATACCAACAAGTTTACGACCAGTTGCTTTGGGGAGACTATGACATCAAGGATTGGGCAACATTACTCGTTGAAATTCTCAATTTGCTAGATGTGGATTTTTTCTTCGCGAGTACCAATGTGATTCAGACCGTCCGCAATCAAGCTCTGATGAGGAAGAAGCAAGCAACCGAATTATCCCATCACGAACAGAATACGGACAAATGATAGATTTCTTACGTGCCAACACATGGTGCTCGCAAGAAGAATATAAGTGGAGAATGACCGTTCCGCAGATTCGCCTTGCGTCTATGGATTTTACTCATATAGAGTATATATCGTCAGATAAAGACAAAAATCAGAAGAACGACAAATTAAAGAATGCAAAGGTAATCAATGGTGCAGAGGATTTACGAAATCTCAATGACCTTGGAATACCTATTTTATAAACTCTTAAACTTTTGAATTATGGCAGATTCAGCATTAGGCAGTGCTCTTATTATACCAGAGTCTGCATTGAAGAAAATCAAAGAGGCTGATGATAAGTTGCAGAAGTTACAAGATACGGCTAAAAATACCGCGTCTAGTGTAACACAATCTTTCAAGGATATGTCTGTTGGTACTAAGCCGTTCCTTAATTCTTTAGACCAAGTTATAGCAAAACTCGCAACAATCAACGCATCTGCTTCAAATGCAAGCAGTGGTATCTCAAACGTAGGTGCGAGTGCAGGTAACATGAACAATAACATTACGTCAGCAGCACAGAACATTCAAAATATGGTAGCACAGCTATCTAAGATGAATGGTTCTGGCACTAGTGGTATTATGCAAGCGGCACTTGCATTTCAGAGATTACAGGAATCAGCAAAGGGTGCTAGCGGTATGAATATTGCTGAGTTAAAGCAAGAAATTGGTTCTATTGAAAGTATGTTGCGAGATACAACACAAAATCTCACCAAGGCAGACCAAGATGCACTTATTAAGCGAAAGAAGGCATTACAGGATGAGTTGAGATACCAGCAGCAGATGTATAATGAACGTGCTGTTGCTTTTCAGAAGGCTCTCGATAAGATGGTGAGTGCGGAGCAATCATACAACAACAAACAGAGAAAAGCATACGCTGATAGGGCAAAAGACTATCAAACAAGAAACAATAAGACAAATACCACCTATCAAGGTGCGCTCGATTTCTCTGCTACTGCAAATACGCTCAACCGCCAAGTACGCGCTATAGAATATCTGAAAGAGGCTCGCATGAAGTTGTCTCAAACCGATGCTGATTATAAGCGAAAATTGGATATTCTCAATGCTGCCATTGAGCAACATAACAAAAACTTGAAAGAGGCTGGTGTTAATTCTCGTGCGTTGACCGAACAAACATCATATATGGCTGGATATATGTCACGTTGGGCACAGCGTATGGCATTTGCATTCTCTATGGGTACAATCAAGTCATTTGTCGGACAAATAGCAGAAGTCAGAGGTCAATTTGAACTTTCAGAGCGTTCACTCGAAGCTATCTTGCAGAACAAGCCAAAGGCAGACGAGATTTTCAACAAGACAGTAGAACTTGCCGTTAAATCACCTTTCCGTATCAAGGACTTGGTGGATTACACACGACAACTTTCCGCTTACCGAATTGAGTCTGATAAACTTTATGATACAACCAAGCGACTTGCCGATGTTTCAGCAGGTCTTGGCGTTGATATGGGAAGACTTATCCTTGCATACGGACAAGTCAAGGCTGCTGCATACCTTCGCGGTTCTGAGGTTCGTCAGTTTACTGAGGCTGGTATCAATATGTATGGTGAGCTGCAACAATACTTCAAGGAAGTTAAGGGAGAAGCGTACACGACTGCACAGATTGTTGATATGATTTCCAAGCGCAAGGTTACATTTGAGGATGTTGAGGCAATATTCCAACGCATGACCGATAAGGGTGGAACATTCTACAATATGCAAGAGATTCAGGCTGAAACTCTCCAAGGTAAGATTTCCAACTTGAAGGATGCTTTCGATGTGATGCTCAATGATATTGGCAAGGCTAATGAGGGTACGTTCAAGGGAATGATTTCTGGTGCAACAGAAATGCTTAATAACTGGCAAAATATAGCAAAGGTCATAAAATATGTCGGTGAACTTCTCCTTATTATAAAAGTTCGCTCAATGATTGCTGGCACAGAGACAACAAAAGCATTCGCAAGACTAGCATCAATGAACAATGTTGCAGGCATCGGAAAGGTTGCCCTTGGAATAAAATCTGCCATTTCGCAGATAGGAACAGCTGCTGTTGCAGCAGGAAAGGCTATACGAGGTGCATTACCAATAATGGCTCTTATGGCAGCTTTAGAAATATTCACTAGTATCTCTGATAGTGTAAAAGAATACAATGAAAATCTATCAAAGGCTATGGATTCTTACGCAAAGTCTATGAATATTTTGAAAAAATCACAAGATTCATACACTCTTGCAATCAAGATAGACGGCAAAAACGGAAAAGACAAGAGAGAAGATGAAATTAAACATCTTATCTCTGAAATGGAAAAACAAGGCTATTCTGTCACAATTCCTGTAAACTTTGGTTCGGCAGAAGATGCAGATAAAACATATCAAAAGTTGACTTCTGACTACAAGAAGTTTATTGATGATATGATGGAGATGGATGCTATTCGTGCTCAGAATATAAAAGAATCTGTCGGTCCTGGAGAAAATATAGATGAGGATTTATCTGATTATGAGAACTCGTATAATAAGATTATAGCATATACATCCAAATGGGAATCTGCCCTCGAAAGTGTACGCCAAAATTATAAATATCTCACAGAGGATGCCCAGTTGGCGGTTGATAGAGTTGGAAGAGAAGAAGACTATAAAGATAAAACCGAATATTTGGAGGCTGTATATAATGCACTTCAAAAAGCAAAAGTCGGCTTCATAACATTCGTTCAAATGTCCGATGTTCAAAGACAAAAGATTGATGGAACAATGGATGCAATTCGCTCTTCTATTGAGGGAGCAAATGCAAGTATGTTCAGTAGTCTTCGACGCGACAAAGAAGAAGTAATCAAGGAAACTAAAGGGTTGTTTGATGTTCTCGCAAAATACACAAACGACCCAAAAGAGATTATGCTTCGTATTAATCGCTTTGCAGCAGACCACGATTATTCTGAAACCAAGAAAATGCTCTTGACACATCTTGCAGAAGATAAATTCAATATTAGGATTTCGGCAGACACAAACTCTGTTCAAAGAACTATTGATTACATCGACAAGACAGTTCAATCATTCGTTGATTCTAAAACATACAAGATAAGCATTGATGTCAGCGACCTTAAAGACCCTCTGTCTCAGTGGAAAGATTACTTTGAAAATCTTGAAAAGAATCAAAAAGCACTCAAAGAGTCGGATGCTTGGTTGCGTCGTATTATGTCTAAAGGAAAGGATAAAAAGGGACTATTCTCTGCTGATGAAAGTATGTTTACAGACGATGAGTTAAAACTTATCGGAGTAAAACGCAAGCCTAAAATGTATGGCGTGTGGGCAAAGGAACAGGCTAACGAAATTAAATTATCAGCTTCTCAACTTGAAAAAATAGCAAAGGAGAGATTAAAGGCAGTTGGCGATGTTTTCACAAACTGGGATTGGGAGACTAAGGAAGATAAAAAGAATGCACGAAAGAATAAGGTTGCGGCAGAAAAAGCACAGCGCGATATTATCAACGAGCGCATTTCTCTGTTGAAGGATATGAGTTCTGAATATCAGAAACTCATTAAATACGAAGGCGAAGAGCAAGCCACAGCCGATGTTCGTAAGCACTTTGCGTTGGCGGCAAAGAATGTTGGTATGAATATAAACAACTTTATCCCAGACCGCCAGACTATTGCAAAGAAGATAGAATATCTTGCAAGCCAATATAAGGAACTCGGAAAACGTGGCAGCGCATTACGCAACGCCACTGAAATTCGTCTTGATATTGATGAGGAATATTTCAAGCAACAACTTGACGATGCGAAGAACAATGCGCAAGAAGCATTCTCACAGCTCGATTTGTTTAAGAAGCTCAAAGGAGAAGGTCTTTCTGATAGCATCATCAAAAGTATGTTCGGGGATTTGACTTCTTCTTTCGATGATGTGCGCAAGTCTATTACAGATGATTTTGAAGCAAAATGGGGTAAAGACCAAACTAAGTGGGGTGATGATGTTGCAAAGGAATACGCGTCACAAATGCAGAAACTTGATAAGGAAGTCTATCAAGACCAAATTAATCAAGCGCAAGAGCTGATTAAGGCATACAAGCAGCAACTTTCCGACCAGTTACAGTTGGATAAGTGGTACATTGAGGAAAAGCAGAAAATCCAAAACAATGCGAATATTGCCAAGAATCCTGAGTTACAAAAGCAGTTGCAGGAGAATTTGACTGCCCAATACAAGAAAAAGACTGGCGAGAACACTTGGAAGAATTTCCAAGGCTCTGATATGTATGTTAAGATTTTCGAGAACCTCGACCATACATCCACCAAGGTACTCGACTATATGATACAGAGGCTACAATCCTTGCGTGAGGAAATGAAGAACCTCGACCCTACACAAGTCAAGGCTATCACGGAGCAGATTAGCAAATTGCAGGAAACTCGAAATTCAAGAAATCCTTTCAAGGCTTTCACAAGTGGACTGAAGGAGTTGGTAAAGTACACTAAGGAATACAAGAAACTCGGTGGAGACAATGCTTTAATCTCCACAAGCGACAAGTACGACAAAGAAGAAAAGAATATAGAGAATCAAGGTAAGATTATCGCCAACTTGGATGCTGAATACAACAAGTCTATGTTGCTTAACGGATTGGACGATGAGAAGACCAAGACGTTGAAAACCAATCTTGATTTGTCGAAGAACCAACTCGACAATATGAAGAAGCAGCACAGTGAGACAAAAGGCACTCTTGATACACTTAACAATGTTCAAGGCGAGACCGACAATGCTAAGAATAAGTTTAGCAAGTCCGTAACAGATATTACCTCTATTGTTTCCTCTATGGCAACAGCATTCAATGGATTGTTTGAGGCTTTGGGCGGTTCTGATGAACAACTCGAAAACACTCTTAGTGTCGTTGATAATATCGGTCAGGCAATCGGTTCGTATTATAGCGGAAACTATGCAGGTGTCGTATCGGGCGCAATTGGCGCGCTTACAGGCGTAGCTAAACTCTTTAACAACGAAGGAAAGATTGATAAGGAAATTGCACGCCAAGAACGCGCTGTAAATTCCTTGCAACACGCTTACGAAAAGCTTAAAAAGAGTATGGACGATGCCTTTGATACGCAAAAGCTCTACGAATACAACCAAAAATCGGTCGATGCCCTTAAAAAGCAGCAGAAGGCGTACCAAGCAATGATTAATGCAGAGCGCGGTCGCAAGAAGCCCGATGAAGGTAAGATTCAAGAATGGGAACAGCAGATTGATGATTTGAACACTACAATCAAAGAATTAGGTGAGTCTATGACAGAAGCACTTGGCGGTTTCGGTTCTCAGTCTAACTATAAATCTGCTGCTGAAGCTTTCTCGGAAGCGTGGGTAGATGCTTTCAATGAAGGTAGTGATGCACTCGAAGCACTCAACAATAAGTTTGACGAGTATTTCAATACAATGCTCACCAAGCAGTTAATGAATAGAGCTACTTCAAAATACATTCAGCCTATCCTTGAAGCATTCGACAAAGCGGTATCTGAGGGCAGCGAAGGTGGAAACAATGGTCTTGACGTTACCAAGAAAGAACTTGAAGGTATCAAGGAGCTGAAAGACAAGAATCTTGCATTATTCAATGAGTATGCAAAGAACTTGATGGATGTTCTCAACGTCAAACCTGCTGGCAGTTCAAATATCTCTGCTTTGCAGCAAGGTATTCAGTCTGTTACAGAATCAACCGCACAGGCGTTGGAATCGATACTCAATTCTCTCAGGTTTTATGTAGCTACTCAACAAGCAGACATTCGTATCATCCGCGACACTCTGTTAGAGAAGCTCGGCAATAGTATAAGCGCGATAACACAAGATACATCAAGCAGTCCTGTACTCATTGAGTTGAGATTGCAGACAACAATACTTACTGATATTCGCGACACTCTGGTCAGCTGTGTAAAGGGCGGTCACAAGCAAGGAAGAAATGGTATCAAGGTATTTATGAATTAGTTTTCTGTGTTCTATACATAAAATTAGGGCAAGCTCGGTTTCACAACTGAACTTGCCCTTTTTAATCAACATAAATCTAACTAAACCTTAACTAATACAAAAAGTAAAATTACACTTTATGTCTGTGTACCGCCGTACACTCTGTAAATAAGAAAATAATATAAATATTTTTACCAAACTTTGCTATTTAAATGAGCTGTAAGACGTTATTTCTGCTCATCCTTACAACTATTCCACTCTGACACATAAATCGTTCCTAGCGTCATATTTGCGTCATCGTAGCCAATGATTTTAACATCATTATCCTCTCCGTACTCTACAAGGTCACATTTTCCTTTGCATTCGATGCGAACTTCACTCTTTCCGCACACATATATGTGAGTAACCATATTCTCAGGAACTTCAATTTCCAAATCCTTGCAGTATGCGACAAGAATAATCGTAGAGCGCGCCTTGATAACTCCATGAGCACCTATATACATTTCGCTAGTATATCCGTGCTCATTACATTGGTAGAATCCATTAGCAAACTCACCAAACTCTTTCAAAAGGTACTCTTTTGACAATCCCCATCCGAAAGCAATAGAATCAGCCATAAACTCAATTCCGTTTGAATCAAGAGCCATATTTACCAATTCTCGCTTACTCGCGGCAGAATCCCATTTACCCTTATACTCTCCGCACAATCCCAATCTTAGGGCATTGCGCTTCAATGTCAATAACTCATTGCTATTCCCCATACCATTCTCTCAATCTATCGTTAATTAAAGTGTTCACATACGCATAGGTTTTATCGTACCCGACAAGTTCGTGACACTTGCGGACACATCGCATAGCAGATTTCTCGTTGATGTCCGCGCGCTGTGCAATAACGTCATAGGAAAAACCATAGCGATTGTGCAGAACGTCAAGAACAAAGTTCCTTGCTACCGCTCTCGCAAAAGGAATATTAGTGTTGCCGACATATAAATCATCTGCATTCACTCCTTCCTTTTCCTCAGTACTCATAGCCGTGTTCACTTGTTCGCAAACCATCCGCTCTACCTTATCCATTGTATCATTACCTAAGTATATCATAGCCGTTATATCTTATTTTTATCTTTATAAACGTAACCTACCGTATCACAAGGGTATTTATCATCTGGTGACAATACACCTGCATCTTCCATCTTTTGTCTGAAATCCACAGAAACCATAGGAACTAACTTGTGTAATCTAGAACCATCGGCGGCAGCCCAAATCGGCTTTAGATACTGAACAGGATTCTTAACCTTTACACCATCCCATTTGATTCCGTTCTGAATGAATGGTATAAAGATACCGTCTCGTTTCACTCCGTTAGCATCACACATCCTTACAATCCTGTAATCTCGGAATAGTCCGTATTTCAGTTCTATATACCATTCATTATACATAAGCTATTCCTTTCCCTGATTAAGAGCCTCGGCTGCTTGCTCTGCCAATATTGCTTGCTGACCGTGCTCAAAGTTCTTCTTCAAGTCTTCCTCTGTCTCTTCGGAAACTGGAGTGTTCATTACAGTTTCCAACTCTTTCTGCATACGACCGATGTAATCAAGTTTTTCTTTTGCAAATTTTGCAGCATCATCTGCATCAGTGAACGCTGTAATCGGATGAGTAATGTTGGCTTCTGTAATGATAACCATACTATCAAGCATATCCTGATAAGTAACATCTGTCTCAGGGAAAATATCATTCTCTTTCCCCTTTACTTCTTTCTTCATCGCAACAAGATTTTCAAGCCACGCGAATGTTGTAGTGGTAAGCGCGTGCCCTTCCATATCAACACCGCCCCAACGCTTAAAACGTGCTTCAAATCCAATGTGTGTGTGGAAAATAGCACAATCCTTCAAAATTACGATGAAGAAATGACCGAAGTCGGTAACGCTTTCAACATCTTTTCTGTTGATTCCGACAACAACTTTAAGCAAACCTGCATTGTTGTCAACAGTCTTCTTTTTTGCAATTCTAGCCATAACTATATATTTATTTTTGTTCTACAATCGTTTTGTACTCGAAACCTGTGCAAGATGGATTCTCCTCAGAAGTAAACCTAATCTCATTAGGGTCATTGCAAACCCCATCCTTGAAGAAGAAACAATCCTTGCACGTATATACCAGCGGAATAATGTCTCCGCAAGCATCATCGTCAGGATTTGTGTATGTATATAAGTCTTTGCCCAAGCAATATGGGAACTCAGAATCTTCATCATTCAACAATACGCAATCCTTACAAGTGTATTTAGTCTGTGCCATGCTCCAATAATTTTCGTTTTATGTATTCGGTAGCCATAATCTTATCTTTGCCGTGTCTATAATAGAACGACATAACTGCTTTATACTTTACCCTAGCCAATCTACACCAATCTTTGATATTTTTAGTTTCTCCTCCAATAGTGATATTTATATTATTGCACTTATTGCGGTTTTGAACATCAAAATTCGCCCACCTGCAATTTTCTGGGCTATACCCCTTATTTCCGTCGATTCTGTCTATAGTAAGATGCTCAGTGTATCCATTTTCAATAGACCATTTCTCGAAATTTTTGTAGCAATATTTCCATTCGTCACATACCGTGATATTTTTTAAAGAATAGTACTTTGCTTCGTAGCAATTTGGATTATAACATCTTGTTTTCATGTTCACCCAAATTTCATACAACCTCTTGCTTGCAGGATACTTACATCTGCAACTATTAATATTTCTGTAAAAAGTGGAAATCCATGTTATAAATTCTTTGCCGCAATCAGGGCAGCGGCAGACAACCTTTTAATTTCCTTTCTCTTTACCGATTCTCTTAACAATCACAACACCTTTACTATTTATTGTCCTTGTTATTGCTGTCATTTTTTATTAAATCAATCTCGTTCTTTATATAGTATATTGCCTTCTCCAAATCTTGGATTCTTTGTTCTTTCTCTGTAAGATTTCTTTCAACCTTACCATTGCGCATAAGGTATTTCAATGCGTTCCCGACAGAAAAATCAAAGTGCTGGCATATCTCGATAGGCTCAACACCGCACAAATCCTTCAACCAAGCGTAATGGGATGGATGAGATACTTGCTCCGTCTTTTTGTTTGCAGATTCGATTGCGAAGACGGAAACCTTCGCTAATTTATCCGCATCCACACCAATGGATTCATTTCTTTTAGTACATGATATTACACACACACCATCAGCCATATCAATGACTTCAATGGCAAATGAGTCATATATATTGTTAGGGTCTATAATCTCGATAAACCCAGAACTAGTAATATCTTCCAAATCAGCCTTCCTAATCTGCAAGATAGAGCCAATCTTAATATCTTCAATCTTAATCATAAGCTATTTCCTTCTATATTAAACACCATAACAAAACCAAAGTAAACCAGCAACTTTCATCTCTTTTTCAGAAAGCAATTCAAAACAATCAAGGTTATAATCCTTACTGACACAAACCCTAATTGGAGGTGCAAATTGTTTTTGTTTCACAGCGATTGTATATAATGATTCATTGGGGAAAACTGAATTTACATCCTCAACAACCGCGCACATAACCCTGCCATCTTTTCTGACTTCCGCATAACTTTCTATTTTCTGCTTTAGCTTTCCATCGGAATTATTTATAAAAAACTCTTTTGGCGCAAGGCAAATGTCACCAAGTTTTAATTTCTCGTTTTTATCCATAAGCTATTCCTCCTTATCTTTTAGTTCAACGAAATCTCCAATGCCCAAACGAGCCTTGTTGATGCAAGACGCAATCCAACCTATCAAGTAAGCAGAAGGCTCGCCGCCGTGTTCCATACCAATATCATCCTCGATGTTATCGCAGGCATGAGAAGCTTCATGGCAACAAACCCCCATCTTCATAGAATCCTTGCTTGCAAAATTAATAAATGAACAAAGCTTCTTATTCGCCTTTTCTCTAACTATATCGTAGGTTATTGCGTCAGAATTAGAGAAATCAACATTCAAAACCTCGCCATCTCTACCTTCAAAACACTTATTAGCGTCTTCTTGGCTCATGCCAATAGCGACACATAACAATCTCGGATAGATAACAGGATCGTATTCGTAATATCCTTTCTTCTTCATAATTCACGAATCAGTTTAGTTATACGTTTGTATTCCTTAAGAATTGGAGCATTAAACCACTCGGTTTTAACAATATACGTTTTATTCTGTTTTACAACTCCGACAAGTTGAGGATTACCCCATATTCCATACAAATCTATACGATACGCCCCCTTATCTGTGGCAACGAGATAATAGGTCTCTGTACTAAATCTTTCTTTGCTACCAGACGTTTCTACGATTTTGTCAACAGAGTACACCGTAATAGTGTCATACAACTCACGATTGCCTTCTTGAAATCTCTGATTTCTGCTACATGATGCCAATAGCGACACCACTGCAATTAATGCAACTAATAAAAACTTCTTCATATCCTCAACTATTTATGTTAAACATCTTTTAATTCAAGACCTAACAGAAAAAATCGCGTGTTTACGATTATACAGTCATGGTCTTCGTTTGTCTTAAATATACTACATTTTCCACCAACATCAACATTACATATATCATACATTCCTCGATAATCATAAGCTGGCTTTAAAATGGTTTCCTCTTCTTCAACTTCGGCAATAAATGGTGTGGAATTTCCGTATTTACTTTCCCAAGACAGAACACCATATTTGTGTAGAAAGAAGTTACGTTTCCTTGCAATTTCTTCGCCTTCCAAAAACAGCCATATACCCTTTTTCACTTTATCAAGAATAGCATTCACTCTTTCATTATTTTCTTTATAGAAATTTGCACTCCAATAATCCATATCTCAACTATTTATTGTGTAACCTACCAATATGCCACTTTGAGCAAACCTTGCATAAGTAAGGATGCCAACCAAGTGCCTTCAACCTCGGAATCTGATTCAGAAACTCCCAAGCATCATCCTCAGTCTCGTATGCGACCTTCGCCTTCCATGAATGGACTTTTCTAGTCCAATGTTCGGGGTTTGGTTTGAACAGCGGCACTTTATTAGGATTGTGATGGTTATTCCTCATAGCTCAATGATATTAATGCAACTATCGTCAACTGTGACATGGCAATCAAGTGTCTCGCGTCTGTAACCACCGAAATCAATAAGAATTTCAGAATCATCGCTTGCGCAAATGAACTCTTTGTTGGCAAGCAATTCATCCTTCGTGATGGTTTTCTTAACCTCACTAAAATAAATTCTGCCAACCATAGGTGCATTGATAATGCCACCGATTTTTACAACATCATCATCTGATGTTATATATATGATAGGCAAATCACCTTTTGCATTCTCAAAGAACACGTTATTCAAAAGCTCTGATTTAGTCATAATCTGTTATTTTTTAGTTGATGATGGTTTGCGACCACGTTTCTTTGTCGTATCGCGCTTGCTAGCAGTGTAATCCAATGACGATTTCTTTGGTCTGCCTGGTTTTCGCTTTACAGGAACGGCTTCTTTATTCGGCAACTGCAACGTCTCACATTCCTCATCTTCGCCAAATTCGTTCTCAAACTCTCTTCCTTCACGCTTCTCTGAATCGGCATCATAGGCGCGCTTCCACTTGCGCTTGGCAACCTTCAACTGTTCTTTCTTGAACGCCTCTGATTCCTCATGAAGCTTATCGTAGTCTATCTCAGGTGCATCAAACTCACCTTCAACACTGCATTCTGGAGTTTTCTCAACGTCCTTTGATTCCATTTCCTTATGAATGCGGTCTTCCTCTGAAATGTATGGCACATCGTCAACTTTCTGCTTATGACTGGCATTATACTCGTCAATGAACTCTTTAATTTCTTTCTTGGAGCATCCATCTTTTCTCATTTCAGCCAACTCAAACTCGAACTTCTGACGTTCAATGTCCTCAAATCTCGTTCCGTCCAAATCGCTCCCCTCATTGAGTACGTTGATTTTCTTGTTTTCCTCATCAGCTCTCATCTGTTTGGCAATGGCAATCTCCAATAACGTGTGATTAACGTCCGGTTCCGTCATTTCATCGACCTCATAAGCCCTAGGGTCTTCACCAAGCTCGTTTTTCAGAAAGTTCTTCTTTGCTTCGATGCATCCGCTCGGCAAAAACTGAGCCTCATCAAGATACATGTAAGGATGAATGCTCTTGATAGACATGATAGGACTCGGTGTACCGAAGTCTTGCAAAAGCTTCATGTATTTGTCCGCATTCTGCTGATAAATACAGTAGCATTCCTCCAAATTGCGCTTCTGAACAAGCACAACAGCCATTATCCAGAATGTGTCTTTACCATCCGTGTAGCGTTTCGGCAATCCCTTCGTCTGCAACGATGCCGCTTCCAACGCCCTGTCAAGTGATTCTTCCTTTATTCGCATACATTCTCAACTGTTTAAAAGCATCCACCGACCGTAGAAGGAACTCGAACCTCCTGTTTGCCTAGACTTGTATCTAAGAAGATACGTCCTACCGCCTTGCGGATGCTGTCGTTTCTATTTTCCGCCATTCTTCAACCAATCTTCAATCGTGGTACTATCACCATCAAAGGACTGACCGAAGACGTTTACCAACTTGACCGAACAGAGCAGATACGGAATGTTCTTGATGTTATCTGTTGATGGCTCTGTAGCATCCTGTACCAAAAACAACGCTTTCTTCTGTCTGTAATCGTCATACCAGAGAATCAGCGCACCCTCCAAGTAAGCATACAGACTATCCCATGCTTTCTCGGCAGCTTTTATCTGCTCAGTGATGGAAAGCTCGGTAGTTCCGTCAACATTATACCCGAACACGCAGACTGACAACGTAGCGTTGGTGCTCTCATGCCTAGCATTCGGGGCAACAAACACTCTCAATGCGTCACTCTCAGGATAGCTTTCGGTATATACACCCTTCTGCTTACCCTTTGAGTTCAATCCTTCCAATGACTTGTAGCGGACAGAACCGCCGCCGAAATCATCCTCCAGACTCTTACGTACTCCGTCTGCCTTCCAAGCTCCCTGCTCGGACTTCAAGTAACGCTGTATGTAGAATTTCTTATCTGCCATATTTCAAAGTCGGTAATTCGTAAATCAAACATTTATGCTGCAAATATACGCCAAAAAAACAAGCCAAAAACGAACTTTACATAGTTTAACAAATTGCAAATTTGTACCATTTTCCCCATATCCCCAATTAAATATATGTTATCCGCATAAATCTGATTTTTCATATTGAAAATTTAACATTTCACACAATCCCCATATAATAATAACACGTAAATAAACCATTGTACTCTCGCGCGCAGCCGTAGTAGGGGATGTCAACCCCTGTATATAGTAAACTATATACTCATCCCCTAAGAAGAATGCTTCGCAAACAACCCCTAATGATAGTCTAGTGAAAACTGCAATCTATAAATAGCAAAAACATACATTAAACCCGAAAACGACCTTACTTTTCCGCAAAAAATGAAAATTGATGTAAAAAGCTCGATAATTGAGTTCTAAGACGTTTAAAATACTCTGGTGGTAAACTATAACGCGAAGCTGCATAAAACGCTACCTGACGCACAGAAATAGCTAAAAGTAGATACTATGAAACTTTATGCAAAAGAAAAAGTAGATATGATATTCTCAAAAATGCTCAAAATTCGGTAGAAAAGCTGAATTGATAAAATCATAGTATTTTACAAAAAAAATAAAAATAAAAAAATAAAAAAATTTCGGAAGAGAGCTGACCCACCCTGCGAGTGCCAAAAGCGGGTGGGTGGGGTGTGGTTTGCCCTATATAGGTGTAAATCTCTGAAAATCAATACGTTATTTGCGACAAAAAGGGACATTTTACGGCAAAAAACGGCAAAAATACGTCTTTTTCGTTTCTGTTTTCGTTTTCTGTAAATTATCCAAAATAAGAGAAAAAGCAAAGAAACAAAAAGTAAAAAGATAGAACGTTTGCACAAAGGTGCTGATAAAACTCAAAATTCCCAAAAAGTTTTCTATTTACCATAATACTTTGCATAAACATACATTTTAAACTTGCATAAAAATACAGAAACTTGCATAATGTTTCACACACAATTTTCGTGGAACAAAAAGCGAGTGAAAACGGAAACAGAAAAAGCGGCTGCAAACGTACCAAAAACGAAATATGGTACTATCATATATTATCAATCTAGAAAACGGCTGCAAACGGCAAATAATACGCTTTTAGGCGTTTTCCTATATATAAGGTACTCGCATACGTACCTAATAAAGAAAACGGCTGCAAAGGTGCAAAGATAGGGAAAAACAGATAAAAGCGTATCTTTGCACCTATTTAACCTATCATATTGCTATTTCAGAGATAGCAAAACGATGTCTTTATTTATTACCAACAAGAAAAAGCGAGAAAAAACACAAAAAATCTCATATTTTTTGCCGAAATATTTTGTGGATACAGAAAATTGTCGTACCTTTGCATCGCATTTAAGAAATACGGATGCTTACTTAAGACATAGGAATCCATATATAACAATGCTTCGTTCTTTGACATATTTACATTTAGCACAATAAAATCTATCTTATATATTTGTGCGCTGGCATCTTATCATATAACGTATTACGTGTAATACAACATATTAGATATTAGATAACAACAATACCAAAATATAAGGTATACGGATAAAGGCTAACAAAGCGTATCGAGTGATATGTTGATGATACTATATAGTGTATCGATTATTAGGTTTGTTGTTTTCCGTCAAGGTTAAAAAACGGAAAAGCGGCTGCATGCTAATTGCAGTAGTAACAATTTAAAATGGTTTGGCTATTATGCGGAAGGTAGCTACATTATTACTTATTATTCTCAGCGTTGAAACATCTTAAAGTGAGTAGCGAAAAGTTAGAGTAGCGAAATGAAATAGATGATAAATGAAAACCAAATATAATAATAAGTAACTGTTATATGTAGGCGAAAACCTCAGCCGTTGGCAATTAGGCGGTTTAATTGATAGCCACAAATTAGTAACTAAAAAATAAAGCAATATGATTACAACAAGCAAATTTTCAGAGGTTGCAAAGGTACTTAAAGGACTTGCATCAGTTTATAGTGTTCGATATGGTTCTTCATTTATTGAGTCTGATATGAAAATTGATATTGATACCATAAAGAAAGAGTTTTCCAACTGCAACGGCAAAAAGTACGGATTCGCATTAACAATTGGCATCCGTAAGTCTGGAACAAATAACTCATTAGGTAGCATGTTCCGCACATTTCTAGAAGATGGCGATTTTGTTGCTTTGTTCACTCTTGTATTTGATAACCATACAAAGGTATGGAATATCAAGAAAGCAACAAAGGAGGATGAATGTTATTACTAGAAGCAAAAAGCCCACTACCTTAAAAAGATAGTGGGCACAAATTAAATCGAAAAATCGAAATAACTTGCTTACTTAAGACGGTTGCAAAGTTATTAGTTTTTTCCGAATTAGCAAAATTAATTAGTAACTTTTAAATATTTTAGGTATGAAGACTTATAAAACAAATTATTCTGTAGCTGTAAATTGGTGTAATAATGCGCTTATCCTCTGCAACAATATTACAGAGATAGACCCATCTATTTATGATAATATGCGCTTTGAACTGTTCGATGAAGAAGACGGCACACAAAAAGACATTTATCAGTGGTTTATTACAGATTGCACCTATGACGATGTAGAGTATCTGGAAAATACATTTGGCTTGCTTTTCACTTATTCGGACTTATTGGATAAATATATTCTTTGTGTAGACCATTTCGGCACAAGTTGGGACTATGTGGAATGGGAAACTACAAATGAATTGGCAAAAAGAGAATTAGGAGAAAAGAAGTAATTTAAACTAATTGGAGGGCTATATATGACAAATAAAGAAATTGAAAGCTACAGAAACAGCTATAAAGTGGTTAATGGTATCGGCTTTTGCCGTGTGAATAATGATATAAACGGAAATCCCCGATATGTAGTGCATTTTCTCGCTTTTACTACTGACGAAGAAATGAGAAACGACAATTTAAGCCAAAGCCAATTGTATGCAATTGCCAAAAAGCGTGCAAATGATTTGGGCTTTTCTGTTTATCGTGCCAATTGGTACGGAGGCGGTTTTGTCGGTCAATCTTATTCTTTGGTTGATACAGCAAACAAAATTAATGAGATAGTAAACAAGTAACTAACAATACCCTTTGCACTCGCTTATTTGTGGGTGCAAAGGTACAAATAATATAAGGATATGAACACAAATACAAAATGGATAAGTACGAATTATCGAGATATAATGTTTTTTAATGATGTATTCACTTTTGAGGTTGAGGCTAAAAAAGCAAATATTAGCTTAGGTAGCCTTCTTGAAAAGCATACTCAAATGGTACACAAAGGATTTATAAACTCTTTCTGTGTGCTTGAAAATTCTAGTAATATGGTAGTATTGAAAGTTACTGCAAAGGTTGATAGGCTAACATCTTTAGATACTACATCATTAACTCTGGAAATTGGCAACATTAAAGATTAATTTGGATATGGATATAACAATACCTTTCGTTTTTAGCATTATTAGTTACGTGCTGGGGATTATTGTAGGGCGCAATTGGAACAGATACGTAAAAGAGTAAATAACCTTTTAAAACGCAAAGAAAATGAGAAAGATAGAGCAAAGAATGGTTAACGCTATAAATAATAAAGTTAACTACAGAGAAAGTAATACAGAAGTAATTGTTAAGGGTGCAAATGTATTTGTACGCTTGTATGATACATATATATATGCAAAAGTACGTGGCAAGGTGTATTTTTCCGATGGTGGTTTTAATACGGCTACAACTAGCAGCCGTTTGCGTGCGCTTGGTGCAGACTACAGCACAAATAACAAATTGTGTGGCTGCAAACTTACTAGCCAAAAGGAAATGCTTAATTTGCGTTATTACGGCAAAAAGACAATATCATAAAACATATTGGATAGGTGCAAAGATAGTCGGTATCTCTAGACTGTTCGATTCAGTTTGCACCACAAAATATTGCTTAAAAGTTACTATAGCCGTGAGTAGTTAGAGACTACCTCCAAAAGCGAGATTTGGCACGGCACAAATAAAGATAGGAGAAAAGAAAATGAAAAAGCATCGTTTATTTATCAGTTCAAAAAAGGACTTGAAAGCATTAAACAAGAAAATAGCAATTGATAGTCTGTTTTCAGTTGGAGAAACAATAACTAATAGCCCTTTGGTTATTGGAGAAAATGTAACTAATGATAAGCGTATATTGGATAGTTTTAATGAGTTTATGAACTCAGGCAAAGTATCTGGAATATTGATCATTGAAGAAATTTAGATTTTAAATAAAGTGGATATGATAGAAAATGCAAATGTAGAAAATATAAAGAGTTGGCTAGAGGCTGAATACAATAGCCTTCACTTGGAACATGTAAGCGAGCAAAAAGAAAGCGAGTTAAAAGATAGATTTATTCGCTTTTATAGTACGTTTGATAAGAGATTGAATCGTATCAGACGTGAAAAGATAAGCGTATCACCAATTAAGAATGGTGGTGTGCGCTTGTCTTTGGTAGCTTGGGGAAAATACTATGGGCAATTTTACGAAGTGTAACTTTTAACAATTGGATATATGAGAAAGATTCAGAGAAAAATAAGTATTCCTATCGGTCAATACAAAAGTATTGAAAGATGGGGTGATACGTATTGGGTGGATGATTACACATTGGAATATGGTGGATTAATCCAGTTTTTCAAAGGTGGATATACTTTGTTTTGTTTGGGTAAAAATGAATTTAGATACGTCAATTAATCTATAGAGATATGAGCGACAAAGAAATGAATTTGGCTATCTTAAACAAGTTGTATGAGATAGCCGATAAGGTTTTTAATGAGGGCGTAAATGTAAAAGAAGGCAATTACACCGCCTCAGATTTGGCAAAGATGAAGGATAGCGCATTTAAAGATGGCTATTTGGAGACTGAAAACAAAAAAGTCTATGATTATAGCGCACAAAAGATAGTTAAGAAAGATTGTTTTATTGCGCCGATGGCGAGCGTGAATGTGCTATCTTTTGTGTGTTCCTTCTGTGTAGTTCAAATCTTTGCATTAGTAGCTAAGTTTGAAAAGTTAGCTAGCATTGGTAGTAAGAAAAGGATTTTTATCAAGCAGAAAGATAATAATGAAGTACTTTGCACCGTGAAAGTACTTATCAACAAATACTACTCTAAGCTATCTTTGCATTGTGCAAATGATGATTTGCGCCCTTTTATGAAAAATGTATGCTTGGATATTAGAAACGGAAGAGCAGCCGCTAGCGATGGTCACACGATGATGATTAAATGCTTGGATGTGGTAAGCACGGAACATTTTACATACGATTACAATTTGCCTTTGGTAAATGGAAAAGATTTTAAAAAGATGTGCTCATTTGCTAAGTCTGGCAGTACTCTTACATGCAAATTGGTACGTGAACCAGATGGCAATACATATTGGGTATCTGAATGTTGTGGATATTACTCTAAGACTAAGGCAAACAGATACGTAAATTACTCTTCTGTATTACCTAAGATTAGCCCCGATAATCTTTGCACCATCAACGAAAAGACTTGGAAGGGTATTTCTAAATGGTTGAAGAAAAACAAAGGTTTTAACTCTATCGGTTTAGTAATAATCAAGCATAAAGAAAATGATAATCGTATTACATTCACAATTAACGGAATGTATGATAATCATGATGGTATTGAGATTTCTTGCGAGTGTGAAAACGTACCAAACAAGAATTTTGCGATTGGATTAAAGGTTGATAGTCTGCTGAGATTTGAAAACTTCAATTTTACACTTGGAAGATATGCTAATGAAGCTTTGGTATATGTAGGTAGTTTGGAAGTTGGTATGATGATGCCGATGTATATTGATGATGAGTATGACGGATTCAAACTATATGATGGCTACATTGGTGCATACGATTATTGTGGCTTTGCAGAATCTTTTGATATGCCTACAAATGAGCCTACAGAAGACGTTATTCCTGCAAAGGTGGATAATGTTACAGCTGAGGAAAAAGAGTGCGCTACAGAGGAAAAAACAGAGCAAACGAATAAACCTGTAAAGGTAGTATCATTGGATAAGCCTAGCAATAAGTTTAGCTTTGATGCTATCGGTGTAAATGTAGGCGATGCACTTACCTTCATTGATGGCACAGAGGTTATTGCAGCAGAAGACAATAAGGTATCATTTTGTGGCGAACTGTTCACTTTGTCGGGATTCTGCAAAGAGTTCATGCCCGATGATAAGCGAACAAAGAGTAACACCTATCGTGGGTGTGCTTTCTTCTTTAAGGATGGCGTTAAATTGGAAAAGCTATTCAAGAATGCGCAAAAGAAATCATTGGTATCAAGCAAAGAAGAGATTGCAGCCGTACCTGATGATATATTGGATAGCGTGCCAAATGAGCATCAAGCGAGTGAGAAATGCACCGAGCGGACAATTACACCATTGGTAAATGAAAACGTCTCAGAGCGCAAAGAAATGGTATCAACTGCAAAGTTTGTGGCTATCTCTATCGGTGTTCCTGTATGCTTGGATATTCCACCGAACAATATGCGGTTGGATATTGCAGCAGACAAGCCGTTTCCTACAGCTGTAGGCGATTGCTTATGTGGTGTTGGCAAAGTAGTACATACACTACCTTTGCCGCCTCCACGGAGCAAAAGAATGAGTGAATTAATAACATATACAAACTTATATAATACATCATAAAATGAACGTAAATCAATTAAGAAAGGCTATCAAGTTAGCCAAAGCAGAAAGTAAGGTAATTCATATTGCAATCCCTGATATCCGTTTTCATATCGACTTCAATAACTGCAAGTATAGAGTAGACGGAACGAATGAGCTACTTATAATTAACGACTCATTTCTTAAAGATACTATCGTCTTGGATATTCATCAAATAATGTTTATCGAAACAAATTTCAAACATTAATCAATATGAAACAGACTTCATTACCAGAGGTTATTTACTTAGATGTTGATAACCTTACTACAGATAATAATAATGCTGCATTGGTGGCGAGTATTGAAGAACCGATTAATATTATCGGTGTAATTTAATAAACAGAAATGGAAAATACAATAACAAAAAAAGAGGCACTGGAATATATTAAGCAGAATATCGGTAGGTGCAATTTATCTAGTTTTAATGTAGGAGCAACTTACGTTGATGATGCAAAAACAGAACTTAGTACTATATTCTTCATTCGTGGGTATGTTATCACAGAGGAAATAGAGTTTCGTGAGCATCAGAATATTCCTTGCTTTAAGTTCCCTCATGTATCACCTGCTTATATGGATATACATGCAGAATATACATCTGAAAGTATATGGGGTTTAGGTACATTTGAATATTTCTATCTAACCAAATCAAACTTAGATGTATTGTTAGATTTTATAAGAATAATCACTTCAAAATAGTAGAAAGGGTTAAGCTATGAAAGTATATGTGGTTATCACTTCATACCAACATGGATTGGGTGAGGCAGTTGAGGTTGATGCAGAAGTATTCTCAACCATAGACAAGGCTAGAAAAGCGATGGAAGGCAAAGGTCTGAACACATTGGAAAGCTATAAGCATTCATTGGATTGTGATGATTTCCAAATCAGCGTTTCAGATTCCTTCTATCATATCTCAGACAACGAAGGTGAGACGTGGGATAATTTCGATATTGTAGAACAAGAATTGAAGTAAGACTATGAAGAAAAAGACTATCAAAGAAGTGATTGATACATTATATCTCAAATATAAATGTATCGACAACGAAGATATATGGGTAGAGATTACAGATAAATACATCTGTATCAATTGGAACTCATTTATGAGCAGCTTTGTAAATATGCTGAGAGTGAAACAGATTGCATCTTATTTGCGCAAGTTCACATCATTGCCAATATATGACGCTTATTGTAATGTTTATTAATATATTAAAGACTATGGAGATTAAGAATGCTGCTCATTGCCCTATCAATGACAAAGACCTTTGTCTTGATGAGTTGGTAAGAGATTTATTCAATGATGGACAATATTCTTGGAACAAAGACAATACAGAAATGGTTGGATTTGTCGGAAACGAGCCAATATTGGTACGACAGGAAAACGATAACAAATTGCTGGTTAGATTCCTTGGCGATGCTTGGTGTCCTGATGTTGTTGAGGAATGGGTAAAGAGAATTGAACATGATAAGAACAATGATGTAGATTACGTGATTGATACTTATATGTTTGGGGTGATTGAGAATGACCGAGAGCGTAAAAGTAGCGATTTTCATGTATCATTCTATTATCGTGGATAATAAATAACAGAAAGTAACGTTTTAAGTAATAAGAGATAGGATAGGAGATAGGAGAAATGAAGACAATAGAAATCAAGAATGAAGGTGGCGCATCTGTAAAATACGACATCGTGAACATCGGATGTAAGGATTGCCCTTACTGCATGATGGCAGAAGGTCACTACCTTTGCCGTTCGGACAAAAGCTGCAACGCAAAGGCAAACATGACCGATGATGATGAGCCAAAGCAGAAAGTAATAATATACAGTCGTGTCTCTACTGAAAAGCAGACATTGGAGCAGCAAGAAAGAACAATCAACGAATGGTTGAATTGTCACAATCTGAAAGCTACTCACGAAGTGAAGGAGGAAGGAGTATCTGGTAAGGTATCTTATAAGGATAGAAACCTTGGTAAGGTAGTGCTACCGATGCTTGATAAAGGTGATATACTTATCGTGTCAGAGGTCAGCCGTATCGGTCGCTCTATGAGCGACATCAACAAGTTTGTAAATGACGAACTGAAACCACGTGGCGTGCGCTTGGTTATCGTTCAGATGGGTATTGACCTTGATTGCAGCCATCTGAAAGCGATTGACGAAATGTTGTTATTCGCTTTCTCATTCTCGGCACAGATGGAGCGTGAACTCATTCAAGAGCGAACACAGAGCGCATTGGAAGTACGCAAGCAGAAGTTGGCACAAGACGGAGAGTTTATTTCAAAGTCAGGTAAGGTCGTAAAGAAGTTGGGCAGACCTAGAAAATGCGATTTATCAAATGCACAGAAGGCGGCATCGGAAAAGCGAAAGAAAGAGGCTGCTGAGAAACCTTGCAACAAAGCTATATGGAATGTGGTTAAGAAGTGTACCAAGGACTTCACTGAATTGACTACACCTAACTTTGCGGATGCAGCTATGATGTTGCAGCAGATGGATGTTTATTCGTCCACTGGTAAGGTATTAACAAAAGAACTGGTAAGAAGTGCGTATTACAATCTACGCTCAGTCTATGGCAGTCAGGTTTATTTCAGACGTGGTTCTGCAAACTATCGTGTAATGCGAGAAAAGGGTATGACTGATGAGGAGATTCAGCAGTATTACAAGGAACTGAATAACAACAACAATAATACAGAGGAGGAATAATTATGTCGGAGATTATTTGTAACAATACAACAACATTTCTTGCAAGACGATTGTTTGATAATGGCGAGTCTTTGGTGTGCAAGGGTGATACGTACAAGAGAGTCGGAACGATTGAAGGTTTAATAACCACACTGACGATTACTGGAAGAGATAAGAATATATATTCTTTCCGTATCATAGACGAACAACATCAACCTTATAAAAACTTGACTAAGGTAATATACAATAGATTGGCAGGCGAGCAAAAAGACTTTATAAGCTCGATAGGTCAGATATTTTTAGACAAGCAGGGTTATTGGGTTATGTTCGAGGATTGTAGTTACCCTTATAACCACACAACGTTGGAGTTTCATAAGATTGGTATTTACTCATAAAACGGAAAAAGTTATGGCATTCTTAATAGCAATTTGGCTAATCGGCACATTGTTCGATTGCGCCATGGGCAGAAATAAAGATTAATTTTTCTGCCCTACATACACAATATAATGACGCATATTGCGTTATCTCTTGAAATAATATAAATATATCAAACAAAACATTTTCATTATGACAGCATTAGATTTCAATGATAGAGGTCAGGCAAACGTTTCTTTCAGCGAGTTCAATAACTATATGAACGAGCGTAAGGAACAGAGAGATTACACCGAAGAGAAAGACGGAATCACTTACTACTATAATGGTGGTGGTTGCTTGCTCGCTAAGTACGACAACAACAAAGGTTACGGAGTTACTTATTAACGATTAAGCCCTATCGCAGCACGGATAAGCGAAAAATTATGATTAGCAATTTATCACTTTCAAAGTTTTTTGATACACTTATCGAAATAGACGATAATTTGTTGCTATGCAAGCAATCAGACATATACCAAGGTGTATTTGGCAATGATTTGTGTGATTATGACATCCTTATTAAGGGTGATAACGGCTTACTTATGCAGCCTAACGAGCAGATTAATTACAGCGAGGATTATTTTGACGATTTGTACGAGAGAGTTCAACCAGGTAACGAGGATGAAAACACTGTATATATGGATAGCGATTTTGATTTTGATAAAATCGCTGTTCGCAAGTTGTCGGAGATTCCGTCAGACATCAAGCGGTCATTTATTGACGTTGAACATGGTATCAATACAGATGAGATATGTGTGACGGACGCTCATGTTGTCTGCGGAAAAGTGTACGAAGCACCACTTCACACACCACAGGACTACCCTACACAAGAGTATGAGGACGCGTTCTTATTTGTTGACGAAGAAGGCAACAAACGATATATCAAGCGTACTTCTCCTTTCTTCTCGGACGAGCAAAGAGACGTGTACGAGGAAATCACAGAAAAGGAGTTTGATGAATTTTGTGAATAAATAATAGATTCAGCCCTCGCTATCACGGTCAAAGCAATATTATGATAACAACTAATATCAAATTCAACCGAGTTGTTGCAAAGGAAAATTTCAACAACAACAGTATCGAAGAACTGAAGAATGCTATTGAGAAAGGCATCCTTAGCGAAACAGGTCTGATTGTCGCAAGTGACATGAAAAAGGCAAAAGAAATATTGAACCCCGATGGTAGTCTTGAGATACAGAAGACCGTTGCAGGAGAAGCTATTGCCTTCCTCGCTGATGAGACCGCAGTGTCGGTAAGACTTATCCAATACAACCCTCATGGTCTTTTAAAATTCGTCTATACGATAAAAGCAACGGAAATCTGATGTAAAACAACCCTTCAGCCCTCGACATCACGGTTAAGTCACTATAAATGAAAAAGTTTTTAATGCTTATGGCAATTATAATTGCCGTTGGGTTTGTTTCTAGTTGCAGCATTAAGCCAAAAGTTCCCGAAAAGACACCTGCACAATTACGAGCAGATTCTATCGCAAAGGTAAAGAAAGATTCTATTGCGAAGGTTGCCAACTTCAAGAAGTTTTCTTTGAATAGCTTAACTAGACTTCTCAAAAGACAGATTTCGAGTGACCCTGATTACGGAAAGGTTTTAGAATCCTCAGACTTAATACTTTCCGATTCCATCTACCTCGCAAATTGTAGGGTTGCTGTTAAGAATAAGTATGGTGCAGTCGAGCAAGACGAGGACATATATTTGCTTATGTGTAAAAATGCACCAAAAAACGAATGTATGATAGTACTGGATAGAGATAGAATGGATAAGTTTCTGAACAATATATCAAAAGATTGTTGCTGCCTTCCGCTTATTACAAATGGTGATAACGAAATGCGCTCAAAAATCATATATCAGCTTTGCGATAAAGGGCAGTACTTTTTTAACGTTGAAAGGTTTATAGAAAAAGGACTGGACTTTTCTCCTTTCTAGAAAATCGGTGCGATTATTCACCAATATATAACATCATGTTTTTAAAACTTATGATTTTGCTCATGTTTTATGGGGCTTATTGCCTCTTCAAGGGCAAGTAAAAAGTTGGCTGGCTCATTTATTTGGGTCAGCCTATTTTGTGGAATATGGTGTAAAAAACAAATTAATCGAAGAATTAATAACTGCCAAATGTTAAAGTTTGGTTAAAGGTTGCTTATAAGACACGCAGATAGGAATATTTTTCGTATCTTTGCAACGTTCAATAAATATATCGGGAGAGAAATAGGAAGCTCTTCCGTCAATTCGGTGGAGCATTTTTTATGCTCTTAATCTTACGAGACTGATATATCCATATCAAAGATATAGGTGTATCGCCCCTTGCACATATCGTAATGGTGTGTGCGTGCTTTCCGATATAGGCATTGAACAAAGGGTAGCGGTACACCCTTTTTGTGTATCAACCCAACATTTGTTTAACGTTCAAAAATATATCGAAATGAACGAAAATTTAATTTTAACAAAGGATAGTGTTCCATCGGATATTGAACGCTACTTCCGCGGTGTGTTGGCATTAGACCAACAAGACAAAGTGTTTTCAGTTAACCTTGATGATGTTTGGCAGTTGGCTTACTCAGAAAGAGGTAAGGCTGTGAGAGCATTGAAAGCAAACTTCATTGAGAATGTGGACTTTTTACCGATTGCCAAAAATGGCGAAAACTTGCATGCCCATAGTGGCAAGCAAGATTGGGGTGGCAGCAACAAGATAGATTACTATCTCACTTCCGCATGCTTAGAGTACTTTATCGCTCGCAAGGTTCGCCCAGTGTTCGAGGTTTATCGTAGAGTGTTCCATCACGCAGTTGCTCAAGTTCAGCAGCAGCCATCTTTGCAGGAACAGATTCAAGCCAACCTCACGTTTGCGGATTGGGCTATCAAGACCCTTAACATCAACGAGGCATCCAAACTTGGATGGGCAAAGAAGATTAGCGACAAGTTCGGATTGGCTGCCGAATTGCCTGATGCAGTAAACGCAGGAACGGAAAAACCGATTACACACGCTGCCACCGACTTGTTGAAGTCACACAACGTTGGTATCTCAGCACAGGCATTCAATCGTATGCTTGAACTCAAAGGAGTAGTAAAGCACGCCACTCGTCCAGGAAAGCGAGGAAAGGTGCATAGCTGGTATGTTATTACTCCAGCCTTTGACAAGTACGGTCAGAATCAGCAAGACCCTAAATTTCAGCAGCAGACACAGATACGTTGGTATGATGCTACATTTATGGAATTGCTCACCATCGTTGGCTTGAACAGCCAGACATCACTCAATTTAAATTAATAGGAGATTAGAATATGAACGGACAGAATATCAATGCAACATTGTTGCAGAACGTGGAGCAGCCAAAGTTGGCTAAGACCCTCATCAAGTTACGTGAGGTATACGTGGACTTTATGAGCGAGGTAGATAGAGCCAAGGAAGAGTATGGTGTGCTTGTGAATGACAGAATAGACGATAAGTTTGCCAGCCAGTACAACGTAATGAGCACGTTAATCAGCAACACTTTGGCAAAGATTATGGATTACGAGGTCAATGAGGCTATTAAGGACTAAGTAATCGTGCATATATAGTTCCTCGCTTACCTATTGTGGTAGGCGAGGATTTGTTTTATGGCGCATACAAGACGTTTAAACTATCGCACCGATAAATCATACCAACGAACTATTTTAACCGCTTACAGAAGAAATTTTCACTATCTCTTTGAGTTCTCAGATATTTTACCTATCATTGCAATGAATTTATAATCTTGGAACTCATATATCTATCTCAGCCCTGCATCATCATTTTTGGTGGTGTGGGGCATTTTTGTGTGTTAAACAAACATAATATTTTCCCTAAAATACCCGTATCTCTCATTATCCCATACTAATAATTTTAACGGAAAAATAAGTACACTCAGTCTGAAATAAAATGCTTATCTTTGTGCTCGAAAAAGCGTGATGTGACGGTAAATTACAGCTTGCAATATAAGGATATTTTTTAAGTAGGTGCTCGAAAGAGACCGAAGAGATTAAAAATATAGGGATTTCGTTAAGTGCCGTTACACTTTCCGGAATCCTTTCTTTTTTTATTATGCGTAGACATCTAAACATCAATGTAGAACTGGTAGAGCGATATGCTTGCGGTTACTCTAAGGTAGAAAGGAGTAAGCGCATGACTATATTGTGCTTTGCTATTTGGTGTAAGATGCAGCATAGTAATTCCGTAATGTTTGATATGGGTACAAGACAACTGATGCGTACCCTTCACATTTCACAACCAAAGGCTCAACTGTTGCTTAATGCTATCAAGACAGATGATTTATTCTCTATTAAAGAGGATGGTCGCTTTATTGTTAAATCATTTAAGGATGATACAAGGAAACTTGATAAAAACGGAAGAGTTTACAAAGGCGCAAAGATGTTCACAATTGAAGTGAACAAACAATATACACTAAAGGATATATATAACAGACTGAATGAACTTCTGTTTCTGTATCAGATTGGTAGTCAGGAGGCGAACAGCTCACACGTTAGTGGTAATAAGAAATCAAATCGCTTGTGTCACTCAACCTTTATCACGATGAATCAATTACAGAGTGCTATCGGTTTGTCACATGGTTCTGTTAGTGGTATCAAGAAACGTTTAATCAAGAAAGAGCAGATTAAATCAACTTATGCCGAACTGCACATGGCAGACAAGCGTGTTCCTAATCAAGTAGAAACAATGCTGATTAGGTTCGGTCGTAAGAATCCGACTTTTGAGATTGGTGATAACGCTTATGTTTGCATACCATGTTCATACGAGATAACAAGCAGAGACGCAAAAAGAAGTTGTGGTCGGCACATCATATACGGATATGGATGCAGAAGAAAGAAAAGTCAGACAGGTACTGGAACAACTAGTAAAGGCAGTTTTACTCCAATGGATAATGGATGCGGAATGCCTGATTAATGCTAGTGTTTCTGTTTTTGACGTTTTCACACTATTAGTTAGTGGTAATATATGAATGGTTTATTATACTAACGTGCGTGTGAGTAACATGATTGTTTAATTAAAAAGATATTTGATTATGAAGAATGAAACAAAGTTAGAGAAGGTGAAGAAGTTTCTTGATGAGAATAACATCAAGTACTCTGAACCTAAACATAAGGGAAGAAAAGGTCATAGTGACCTTGTGTTGTCTGAGCTTTGTATTTTTATCAAGATTTCGGGTGATGATGATGCGAAGTTCTTCAATCGGCATAAGTATTATTATCCGATTTTTATTCGCGATAATGAGACTCCAAAGTTCGTACTCGAAAAAGTCCAGAACACTATCATCAAGTCTATGAAAGAAAAGCAGGAAAGATTACTGAATGCTAAAAAATAACCGATATGGATAAGATTATAGAAGGAACGAAGTTCTTTAATGAACTTCTCGTAGAAAAAGGCAAAATGACAAGAGACGATTTTGCTACCTGTCGCAGAATACTACGTCGCTCATATCAAGAAGAAATGGATAATCTCGCTACAGAATATGCAGTAAGAAATTCCATTTATCGTGTTGGTGATAAAGTGATAGTGAATGATTCATGTTTTGCAAATACACCTTGCACTATTATTAATATAAAAGGCATATACAACGTAGTGCATGAAAAAGGAGTTCCATCAATAGTGTATGATGTCAGAATGAATTTCGACAAAGAAACATATCAAGTTAGAGAAAATGATATTGTTGGATATGAATAGTAACGTTTAAATTAAGAGAATATGTTTGTAGAAGAAACTATCACTCGAAAGTGTGTAATCACCCTTATGGATGGGTACAAAGTAGTAGGCACATTATTAATGCCGAAACCGAAAAAAGCTATGTTTCCTGAAGAAATGGAACGTAACTTTATAAAGAGTTTTAATGAGTCGCAGCCTAATGCAGTAAACAAGGCTGTTAGTGTTCACATTTAAAGAAATTGATATTCAAGTTTTGGAAAGCTTTAATTAGGCTACAGCGATTATCCATTCAATCGTCCGTCTATAACGGTATTAGTAACAAATATGAGGGAGTATGTATCAAGAAAGAACTTGGAGTATAGACAATGAAAACGAGTTCAAAGGTGTATTCTCGAAGTATGGAGAAGTGGATATTTTCAAGCAGTTGCTTTCACAAGAAGTAAGTCGCTATTATACAAAAAGCAAAGCGTTCCCAGTTGAGCCTTTGATTTCGTATAAGGATTGTGGAGATATTATCTTTGACTTCATAGAGGTTACTTACGGAAAGATGTATGGAGGTTATGTTTATGTTGTTCACCACAACTTTGCAAGCATAGCATTTTAATAAACAATATTGATTATGATTACAGCAGCAGATAGAATTAAAATTACGGCTCAGATTGCAACATTGAAGGAGATTGCTCTTGACTATAAGGGAAAGACAATCGACAACATTATACAGCAGTTAGAGCTGAGATTGGCAGATTCAAATCTGAAACAATAA